CAGCAGTGCCGGAGCCGCTTGAACCGCCTAGAATTGGTACTAGAATACCCTCAGCACTCATGTTAGACTACCCCGTAAACTACAGCAGCCCCAGTTGTGCCTGTCTTGCGGAAGCGCACAGCCGAGAACTGGCCAACGAAGGCTCCAGCAAAGATAGGGTCAGTATAAGTAGATACTGTGACAATAACCGTTACAGTGGCGGCAGTGCCATCCTGGTTATAAATAGGTTGGTTCGTTACTTCGAAGTAGACCGAATCCCCAGTTGTAAGGGTTCCGGTGAAGGAGCGCACAGTACCACCTGAGTCGTTACGCCAGTCAAGAGGATACCAGTTTCCTGTAGCCGAGACGCTGGCTACGTCAAGAAGGGTCTGTCTGTTTAGAATTGTCATGGTCTGGGGTATCTCTTTCTCTTTGTACGAACTTAATGTACTCCTGCATGAGGTCTACAGTCATCTTTGCAAGAGTAGTTCCTGGATTCTCCTCTCCAGGATTTAAACTTGGGCTGAAGTAAGCGCCTAGGGATGGATACCCTAGGACACTTACAACATAGTCTTCAATAGTCTTAGGCGCGGGTACCGGCATCAAACGGCACACCAAGGGTAATGGCAAAACGACCAGCACCAGCAGTAAGCGAGTTCATGGTTGCGCTCTGGGCAGCAGTTGCCGATACCAATACAGTATACGAAATAGTCGTATCAGCCGTTAGCGGAATACCGAAAGTAGCTGTTCCGGCATCTGTCGCCCGGTATAGAGTACCAGTCTTGAGAGCCACGTTGGAGATAACAGCAGTAGCAGTAGAGCCTACGCCCACAGTCAGGTTAGTAGTACCCACTGAGGTACCTGTCCAAAGAGCAGTACCTAGGTATGTAATATCTTCAATACAGTAGCCAGAGGGAATAACAAAGAGGTTACCGGAGGCTGAAGTAGCTGCACCAGCAACATTAGCATAGCCAAGGGATACCTGGAAAGTGACGGGGATATAGCCAGTCTGTGGGAAGGTGTAGCCTGAACGAGTATAGGCCTCTTCAGTCAGAAGGCGGGCATTGAGCGGAAGTGTAAATGTTGACATTTCGAGGGAATTTCCTAGTAGAGAGAGGGCTTTGTGCTACCTTGCACCATAGCCTAACCGTTATTATAGCATACATAAGAAAAGAGGCCCGAGTTTCCTCGGACCCCTCTCTTATAACACAGAATCGTTGTGAGTTAGACTCCTGTACACTTTAACTTATTATTAGCCCTGTGCCATTTACTCTTACAACTCAAAGAACAAACTAGTTTATCGGGGCGTAAATCAGAAATGTCCTTACTGCACCACTTACAAGCTCTTTTCTCTTCTGGGTTATGAGCATACTTAGATTCGTATTTACGCCTATAGTGCTTTCTGCAAAGGCCTTTTCCATAGTGTTTTTCACCACACCCGTCAACTGAACATACCGTAGTAGAATTAGTGTCTACTTTGTCTCTTAACACTGGCTTTTGAAACATGGGGACTGCTGAGGTAAACCGAATAGAAGTGGAACTTCCTATTTTTTTACCTAGGTAATCTTGGACTAAATCTCTTTCTTTGTCTGTTAAAACAGAGTTGTTTAAGAACCTATTATACAGGTATAAAGAATGCTTAGCATCTGAAATATCAGTAGCTACGCTATAGTTTACGGTTCTATTATTTAACTCTATTAATTCTAAAGCGTTATGGCACTGAGTCTTTTTTATAAGCAGGTACGGCTCAATATCTAGTAGTAGTTGCTTTACAGCGGTACTTGGACATACCCATTTGTAACAGTCCTTAGTTGACGTAACAGAGTTATGGGTCTCTCCAGCTTTTCTGCTTATCCCTATTGAGCCTCCATATTTTTCCCTAAAAGCCTCAAGTGGAGTTAAACACGTATTAGGTACTGAGACTACCGACTTGTATCTTACACCAAGCCTATTCTCTTTTCTTTTCTCTATAAACAGCATAATGCTGCCCTCTCCATCTATGAAAGCAGCAGCGTATTCATTACTAATCATCTATTCCCCCAAAATAGTTAGGACCGAGGATGATTCCCCGGTCCCTTCTATTATAACACACATTTGGAGGCTATGTGTTATACCTTATTTTACTGGGTGTTTAGACCCCTGGGCTTCCTGCGATGCCTCTCCAATCTGACCAGCCAAAGCTGTACCGCTCGCGGGCCTTCATCTTCAGGTTGCCAGTGTCGAAATCGCTTTCGTTATCCTTGGTCTGTAGAGCGAGACGCTGGAAGTGCTTGAGGCTCTCCGGGATGTCGGTCTTGATGAACCATGCGTCGCTATCAGTGAAGCGATGGTTGACATGGACACCGCTCTGGAAAAGACCGAGGTCCTTCAGGGCATTGGCGTCGTTGTCGGCTGTGCCTACGCGACCATCAGACTTAAGGATGCGGTGAACCACATAGGTAAGCTGGGGAGGGATATGTAGGCTGGTAGGCTGAGCACCAATGAGGATACCACGGTCATCCTTCATGAGCTGGATGCTGATAACGGCATTTTCAAGTGCTGTCTCAGAGATGTCACCAGTTAGAAGGTTGCTCTGGTTGCCATCACCAATAGTGGGATGGGATGAGCTGAACAGGGCTACACCGTCGCCGCCTAGATAGGTGGAGCTAAACCCGTTGTTCAGGATGTTAGCTGCCTTCTGCTGCTTGGATGCGGCCATTGAACGACCAACGTAGTAGGCCATTTTCTTGCCGAGCTTCTCGTAGAGGTTATCTTCGGTCTGCTCTTCAGTGACCTGGAAGCCCATAGCAACGGTTTCGTGCTCATAGCGGGCAGTCCACGATTCGTTAGCCGTATCGTAGAATACCGAAGCACCTTCCTCTTTGTTAGGAGCCAGGCCAAAGCCGGTCATAAACACTTCCTCTTCGAAGTACTTATCCGACTTTTCTGTAGTAAATAGGACTTCGTGTTCGTTATCAATCGAACCGTAAGCCATGCCAAGTACCGCGTTTAGACCCGGTACTAGCTGCCGTGGAGTTGAGCCACGACTAATAGGTTGTCCTGCCATTAAATTAAATCCTTTCTAGTGATTAGCCTACAGAAACTTTAGTCAAGTTCTGCTTGTTGATGAGCTGGACAAGAACGTAGGGGTATGCGTCAGTAACAGCATTATCCGCACGGGTTGAAATGTCCAGAATCTTGACTAGACCTGTAGCTGCGTCATTGCGGCTAGCTGCCTGGACGCGGCTGGTGGAGATGCCATAGGTAGTGTTACCTGTGCCAACAACAACGTCAAAGTTAGCGCCAACGTCACCCTGAGATACAGAACCATCGCACTGAATCTCAAAGACGCTCATTGGGTCAGTAATGACTAGAGCCTTGATTGTCTTACCAGGAGCAGCTGAAGTCCCCGCTACGAAGTAAGACTTGGGCTCACGTCCCTGGCCTTCTGGCTTGAGGCCAGCAAAGACGCCAATGGAGTAGTCGGTGCTTACAGTTACTTTCTGAATGGTACCATCGGTACCGAGCTTTACAAGGTCGCCCTTGAAGATGTTAGTGGCGTAGCTATTAGCAATAGGGTAGGTTACCATGCCGCCAATCGAGTGGCCGCTCTGGGAAAGTACGCTAATAAAACCACCATTTTTTAAAGATGAAGCCATCTTGGTGTTTCCTTATTAAGGGGTTAAAAGTCCTGTTTGGTGAAGGATTACTCTTCTAGCAAATCTGTGTCGCCGGAGACTTCCTCGTGAATTTCTTCTGCTTTGCGCTGAGCGCGTGTAACAAAGGAACGTCTACCGGATGAGATATTACCTGGTCGAGATACTTCTGAGAGTACACCCTTGGACCTACGGAGGGTTTCCTCTTCCTTAACTTCTATTAGTGCTTCGCGCACTTCAATAGGAACCTTAGTAAGGGCAAGGTCGCCTACGGTAATGATGTCTCCATAGAGACTGTGATTTACGGGGGTATATCCGAAAGCCAGCTCAGGAGCCTCTTCTTTCGTTACGAACGTATACCCTAGTTCCAGCCAACGAGCTACATTAGCTGGGTCGTCTCGTCCGTACTCAGAAGTTTTTAACCGGGTCCAGCGCCAAGCGTAGCCCTGACGAGCTAGACGGTCAGCTGTTGCTTCCGGGATTAGAAGGACATTGGTGTAAAGAACTCGCTTCATCTTCTGCTTAAGCGCTTCTTTCAGAGCCTTGGTTGACCCTGCTCGAGTCATACCAGCTCCTGTCTTGGATGAGCGAGTGTCTGCTGCTCGTAGTTCTACAGCATCAGGTACTTCGGCAGCAATAGCGGCAGAAGTGGAGCGTTGGGGAGCTGATGTTTTTGGGGGTAAAGCCATTGTTTAATAATCTCTATTTCTTTTTCTGGGGGATGTACACGTGGGAGTAGCCGAACTTGTTCCTGGCTTCACCTAAGCGTTGCTGCTTGAACAAGACATCTGGAGGAATGCCCATACGATTAGCGAAGGCTTGTTCCTTGGGAGTAATACGGCCTACCTGCTTCTTGGAATTGGCTGCTGTTGAACGGGGGCCAATATCCAGAGGGTTAACCTTCTTGGGAGCCGGAGCAACCGGAACCTTGGCTGCCGGGGCCCGAGGGACGGACTCTTCATCTGTATCCTCCTGGTCATCATCCTCAACATCAAAGTTATAGATAGAGTGAGCTTTCACCGCTAAGCCATTTTCCTTGAATACCTTGTTTACTCGCTTATTTACTTCCTCGTAGTAAGAATCTGTGTGTGGTAGGAAGCCATCACGGCGAACTTCATTATCAACCTTTAGGGCTGTTTCCATCAGGTAAGGAGAAGAAACAATGTGCTTGTTAGTCTCTCCCCAAGCCTTAACCTTGTAATCAGCAAGGACAGCCTCATTAGTAATCTGCTTGGCTTCCCGCTTGGCTGGGATACTGGACTTAATGTCTTCTGCCCGAACCTTGTAGGAATAAGCTTCCTGAAGTTCTGCCGTAGCCTCAATCTCGGCTTCAGTATCAGCCTCATTCTTGGCTTTGCGTAGCCGCTCCTTAGCAGCCTTAATCTTGTCCTCTGCCGAAGAACCCATAGTTGAAGCCAGGGCTGCCTCGTATTCGGATAGGCGCTGTTCTAGTTCTTCACGGTCTCGGAGAGCTTGAGCCCGCATCTGAGCTAGCTGCTCGTCCTTGCTCTTAATCTTGCTAACCAGCTGGTGGAAGCGCTTGGTAGAGCGAGTTTCCTTAGGCTGCTTAGGTTCATCATCTGCCGCTGTAACAGTCGAAGGCTTGGCTGGTTCAGCTTCTGGCTCTTCTTCTTCTTCTACAGGGTCTTCTAGGTCTTCGTCCTCATCATCTGACTCGCCAGCTGCAAAGCTGTAGCGGCCTAGGTCTTCATCTTCGTCATCTTCTTCTACGGGGTCAGCCTTAGCCACAAGGTCATCAGCTGCTTCGTAAATTTCTTTTTCAGTCTTCGGAGTGTTAGATGAATCTGGGGCATCCGAGGTACCAGGAACACTTAGGCTGTTCCATCCGCCTTTTGTTTTAGCCACGTTTGTTTATTTTCTTTTCTTATCGAGATTGATTCTATTCACTTAGGACTCTCCGGCCTGGGAAGGTAGGAGGCCTCGAGGAATGCGAGCTTCGACGCCCGAATTACAAGAGTAGGGGAGCCAAGTAACGTACCTGGCTCCCCTTTATAATAACACACAATATATTACTTTGCAAACGTAGGCGGAACTTACGCTCCTTTACCCGAAAATATCCTCTCGGGTTACCTTTGCAAACACAGCATCGTCAGGGATAATAACTACTTTTACGCCACGGATAGTAAGCTGAGCCCCACCGTGTTTGGGGAATACAACATAGTCTCCCGCTTCGGGCCGGGAAACATTAGCCCGTTTACCGGCATACTCTCCAATGCCGATTACTCGTCCAACAGTTACAAGCTGCTGGTTGTGCTCTTTTACTACGCTTGGGAGGATAATACCTCCCTTTGTCTTGGATGTTATTTGGAGTGGACGAATACAGATGTACTCGTTCAGGATATTAACAGCCGGGTCAGGGGTCTCTTCTTCGGTAACCCAATCTTCGGCTGTAGCTACGCGCATCTTGCCAGTAGCGGTAGTTAGGAGTTTCTCATCGTTTACTTGAATCATCTTCTAGGTTACTCGCCTTGTAAGTTCTTATTTGCTTCGTCATTTGCCCAGGCTCTAATTTGCTCAAGCATCGAAAGGCTGCCCAAGGCCGTATTGTGAAGCATGGTCGAGTAGCCGTCGTGGATTGGTACATTAGCTATACCTTGAGTAGCCTTTTGCTGGTCATCCAGGTATTTGAGAAGGTCACTAAGGTAGATGTAACCTTCGATTCGTTTACTAAAAGTTGGTGTAGTCATTTCTGTATCCCGTGTGAGTGTGTAAGATTATATTAGCACTTACCAGGGGTGCAAGTAAAGAACTATTTCTTTTTTGGCTTGCTGGAGGTAGCTCTAGACTGAGCTCGAATGTGCTCCAGTTCTTTCTGGTGGTCAAGGGTGCCCTCAGTTATAGCAGCCTTTCCTAGAAGGTCAATAGCCTTGTTAGCCCGCATATCCAGGGAATCCTTGGAGGCTTTAATAGCTTCTCCCTTCATCTTCTGGTCGTGCTTGATGAGGTCAGCCTTAATCTTGTTTTCCCCTAGAGCACTAGTTGCTTCGAGCTTCTTCTTCTCGATTTCAACCTTTTCCTTTTCCAAGGCTAGCTTGGCAAAGTCTCTTACTTCCTGGCTTTCGATACGCTTGGCATCGTTTCTAGTCTTTTCTACCTGGCTCTGGGCTAGGAGCATAGCTGGGTCAACAGCGTTCTGCTGGAGCTGAGCTAGCTGCTGGGCCATCTGGGAGAGTTGCTGCATGGCCTGAGCCTGAGCAACTGCTTTACCCGGAACCTCAGGCCCTGGGTCAGTACCTGTGGCAGCCTTCATCTTCTCGGCAATGTCCAAGACCATGTGCTCACGGATATTGGCCGATAGAGCTTGTAGAGTACCTTGCAGGAACTCAGACTGAGCGTACTGGGGATTACCGAGAATAGCTTGTTTGAACGAGATGTGAGCCTGGTGGTCCTGGCCTGGGAAAGCTCTAATGGGCTTGTTCTGGCTGGCTGCCAGGAAATCACCCATCGGGTCGAGGGGCTGAGGCTCTTCAGACTGTGGTAGTAGTCTGTCTGGATTCTGCTCACCCATTGCCCGGTAGACATCCTTCAAGGCTTCCCGGATGTTGTGGACCTGTGGGAACTGTTGAGCTATCTGGAGCTTCTGTTGAGCTACAGCCATGCGCTGGGCCTGGCTGGGAATGTTGGGGTCAGATACGGGAAGTACCTGTACGTTGTCAGCGAAGTCTTCCTTGAAGATGGTCTTCTGCTGGCCTGTAACCTCATAGGGGTATTCTTCTGGCATGTTCTCGCTGAGGAGGCGATAAATGGTTTTGAACTCTCTGCGGCGGCTCCGGTGGAAGTCCCGGATAATACTTGTAGACAGCTTGCTGGAAGCGTCTAGCAGAGCCATAGTTGTGCCTACAGGGCCATAGTTGGTAGCCCCTGAAACTACGCCCTCGGTGGCGTTTGCAAACATCTGGCCCCGGTTCTCCAAGACCGAGTACATCTGAGTAAGGACTGCTGAAGGCTCCTTAAATGGAAGAGCCATAATTGCCTTCGATATGTCCTGGACAGCTGATTCTACCTCGATGAACTCACCAGGAGAGATAACAACATCACCAGCAATCTTGGAGCCACGTAGTCTAAAACCACCTGGGATGGTAGCAAAGGTGCCAGCATCTACCAGAGAGCGCATGATGCTGGTTAGCATCTTGGCAAAGTTACCAAGGACGTGGATGTACCCTAGGGAGTAGAAACCAAAGCCACGAATGAAGTGGTAGTCAGTGATGTATTCCTTTGGCTTGTAGGTAGTATCCCCGGCTTTCCAGTTACCGTAGACACCCAGAATCTTCCCAGATACCAGTTCCTGGATAACAATAAACGGGAGGTATTGTTTTTCGTAGTAAAGGCTTTCCTCCTCAGCCTCGGAATCGAACTGTCCCTCAGGGCTGGGATTAGCCTCCTTCATCATCTCTTTTACATCGAGGTACGTGTAGTGGTAGGCCAGGACTCTTTCATTCTCGTAGGAGACGCCTGTAATCTCTTTCAGGTACTCCCCAATTACGAACAGGTTTGCCTTCTTGGACTCGTAGGTTTCTTCCCCCTGGCCTTCCTTTTCGGAGTTCTCCAGGTCAATCTTACGGTATACACCGGCAGTCATCCCGCGAACGATGTCTATATCGTTACTAGGGCAAATCTCAGTGTACCGGGTAGCTGTTTCCAGGGTCTTGGTTTCCCAGTTAGTAATAACCTGGTCAATGCGAAGGTAGCGAGAGTCTGCTGCTTCTGTGGTTGAATTCCAGACAGTCTTCTTGAACCCAGTTCCCATTAGAGATGTTCCAAGGGCACACTTGGCACTCTCGGAAAAGAACTGGTCCATCCGGTCAGGGATGTAGTAATTCATAAACTCGCCGACACGGTTGGCCCGTTGCTCGGCTTTGTCATCGCCAACCAATCCGACAATCTTGGTCTTTACCAGGGTATCAGCGTTGTCCAGTTCGTTTACTACGTTAGCCTGGAACTTGATGGCATTCTCAATAATTAGTGGGTGGGAAGCCCCACAAGACCAATCGCCTAGAGCACCTGAGTCTTCCAACTTGATACCTAGAATGTCAATACCCTTCTTCAGGACTTCATAGTGGTCCTCGAGGCTTTCCAAATCTTCAGTGAAGCCCTCTTCAATACGCTCTTCCAGCTCTTCGAGGTATTCATCGGCCAGGAAAGTCTCAGCCAGGTTACCATCAAGAAGAGCATCTAAATCCAGCTCATCAACAGTCGTATTCCCCGAAGTATCTTCCTCGGGGGTTGTCTGGGATTCAAGGACGCTTAGAGAGCCATCCTCATCATCTTCCATGAATTGTAGGGAGTCCAGGTAGTCCAGTTCCTTCGACGGTGGAGGAGTGAGGAAATCTGTGGGAGCGTAGGAATTTTTCTTAGAAGGTGCCATTCGGTTATTATATCATCCTTTACCAGTAAAATCTCTGTTTGGATACCCGAGCTTGGCGTTCATCTTCCAGTTCCTCAAGGGATACTTCCCCCTCGTAGTTCAAATAGTGGGAATCTCTCAGCCAGATAACAGCCTGGCTCATTGCGTCCACCTGGTCATCCTTATCAGTTTTCTTGCCCCCAAAGGCTTGGCACTCGTCTATGAAGTCTTGGCACCAGATGAGGTGCATAGGCATATAGATACGCTCATCTTCAATGAAGGGCGTAGCGGAAATTACCCTGGTCAGCTTGTCTTTGTCTGGAGAGTACTCAACCACAAAGTAACCTCTGCGCCTGAGGTCCTGGATAAGACTCTGGCCTGAGGCTTTCTTCTCGATTAGCCAGGTATCTGGTACGTGGTCATCCTCTACTTCCTGGCAGTGCTTGATAAGCTCCGGGTATTCCCATTTACCCCGGTGCTGGTCCAGGAGTACCAAACATTTGATGTCCCGTTCCGTGCCTTCCGAGTCTACCCGGCGTTGGTTAAATACGCCCCATACCTGTATAACTGAATGGTCGGCGTGGGTAGAAGTACTAAAGGCTGTATCGAGCGAGGCAATTACGTGCTCAATCTCGCCTTTGCCATTCTTACCCCAATCCTGGAAGTGCTCAGTCTTGATAATGTTGCCATCCAAGGCAATGGGCTCTTGCTGGTACGTGGCAAGCCAATGGCTACGAGGCATACCTGTTTGCATACGCTTAACAGTATCAGTGTCGTAGAACTCAGGCCAGTAGGACTCCCCTTCAACTCCACCAAGCATCTTGGCGGCGGCCTTGTCAAGGAGGGCAGGGACCTTTACTACCTTCCACTGGCTAAGCGTAGGATTGGACTCTGCTCTATCCAAGAGCCAGCCAGCAGGGTCAAAGCAGTTATGGACTAACACTCCACCAGCTGTGAAACGGGCTGGCTCGGTTGTTAAGTCAAAGACAGAACCTGAGTACCCTTCTTCGTGGATGTAGTTTACCTTGTAAAGAAGTTTATCCCCATCAACTCGGATATACTTGCTATTTGCCCCCTTAAACTCGTAAGCTTTGTAGCCCCAATCACTGGGCCAGATGGGAGCAAACTTAATCTCATAGGCACCTATCTCGTTATCTGTTATAGCTACACCACTAGGGTGATTAAAGCGACTAGCTAGTAAAAGCTGTATCTGGTTCAAGAGTGTTAGGGATACTGAAGTTATTGTTGCCCAGTTCTCTTTTCCTTTGTTACACCCATCCCCCTGGTAGTACCCAAAGAGAAACTCCATCTGGTAACCTCGCGGTATGTGGAAGAACCAGCTTGGTAACTCCTTGTGGTGGGCTAGCTCTTTGAAGTTATTTCCTAGAAAGGAAGCTAGTTGGACTGATGAGCAACGGATTTTGACACCCCGGCCTAACTTCATAGGTGAAAGAACCGATGGTATGTTATATCTGTCTAAGGTTCTCATCACTATATCGTGGAGTTCCAGCTCATCTTGGTGGAAAGCCCAGTCGATGCGATTTCTACTTCTACCTTTGCCGCCTGAAGAAAGACATCCTTCAGCAACCCAAAGGCCAACAAGCCGCCAAAAGTCTTTATCCAGCAGGGGATTACGGCTAAACTCCTGGTTATTGGAACTTTGAAGGCCATATAGGAGGGTATACTGGTACACAGCTCCTTTAGTCTTAAGCCCCACTTTTCCTGCTATTTCCTGGTACGTCAGGCCTAGGCCTAGTAACTCCTGGAGTAGTTCTTTAGAGACTTTTCCTTTACCCCCGGTTAGCGAGGGGGGTGTTATTCTTTCCCTCATCTCAAACTTAGGCCATTTTGCCAGGAACTCTTCCTCAGTCAAATCTGGCTTGTCCAGGATGTAACCAAACGTCTTAAATCCCCAGTCTGACGTGGACAACTCAGAGGCCTTCTTAAAGGTGTGTTTTTCCTCGTTGTGGGGGTCAGTGGGGTCAATGGTCAGAACTTGGTGGTCTGGGGTTACCTTTAACTCAGTAGGGGAGCCAAAGAATCTAATGTGTAGGACTTCACCTGAGAAAGGTGTTTCTTCTAGGCGTGAGCTCGTACTTAGCAATTTACCAGGTCTTCCTTAGGGAGAATGTCTTTAATGGGCTTTAGTAACCCATATTCTAATTCTACCATAGTTTCCGGTAATAAGCAATTCCAGCGGGTATTTATGAGTACAATCTTGCCCTTAGGCAGGATACGGGACTCAAAACCGCGGGGCCACCACTTGTGTACCTTCTCATTCTCTGGTTTGGAGTCAGCATTTTGCTCAGAAATCAAATCATCGCATATCCCAAAGTTTCCTCGCTTACCGGCAATAGCGCCCCCTACACCAGCCGAGCGATATATGCCCTTCTGTTTGGTACGCCAGTGCTCTCGAGCCTGGTAGTTCTCATCCAGGCTGAGATTAGGGAATATTTCCTTGTATTCATCCAGGCACATCAAGTCCCGGATGTCAGCGCCAAAGGAGGCCGTAAAGTCTGCCGAGTGGCCTACGTGCAGAATCTGCCAGTCAGGCCTCTGGCCGAAGACCCAGGCAGGAAAAAGAATAGAACCTAGCCGAGACTTCATGGCCCCTGGAGGAAGGAAAATCATGACTCGGGCATTATCAGTCCTGTAAGCCCACTCAAGCGTGTCAGCTACCAGTTTTATGTGTTTGCCGTCTATAAACCCAGGGATGATTACCGGGGCCATGAGCTGCACAAAGGTGTAGAAGCTGGAGCGAGCCTTAATAAGCAGAATATCCCGAAGCTCCTGGCGTACACGAAGGTCGTGCTCCAGCTGAGCCTCGATATTCATGCCTATAGTAGTCTTAGGGGGCATGGCGAAATGAGGTGTTTAGTTAGGCTTGACAGATGAGGGGCTAGAAGTCTTGGATAGAAGGCTCTGGAAGCGACTAATGTCGTCCTTGACCTCCATAGGCTTGTCGCCAGAAAGGTGGCTCTGGGAGGCCTCTGGGCTAAGCGCAGAGGCATTCTTGCGGCTCTCGGGAGTCATACCCTTAAAGGAGCCCAAAAAGCTAACAGCTTGCATGGCAGCCTTAAGGTCATCCCGTTCACAGCCCAAGTCAAATATCTTACGGGCCTTCTCGATAACCTCGTCGATGCTAAGGACCGAGCGTACAAGCCCCAAGCTCTTAATTCGCTCCATGTAAAGGCGTGCATCGGGGGTCTTCAGGCAATTACGGTAACGCTGAACAGACGTAGGATGGGTACCTAAGTTAGCTTGGGTAAGAGCCTTGGCTATGTCATTGGTCATGGCATATTGCTCTAGAAAAGCTCTTTGCTTAGGAGTAAGCCTTAGAGCAGCCTCTTCAGCTACTTCTGTGTAGGTAGTTACCTTAGAGCTCAAGTCATGTAGCTCTTGGTACTTTTTGTCCGAAGCTAGAGCTTCTAGAACTTCTTCAGAGGATATTTTATTAGTTGGCCGGGCCATATGAAGGGGATTACCTAAGTGAGTGGAGAAAAAGAAAGAGGGGAGTTGGGTAACTCGGTATTTACAACAAACAAACTTCCCGAAGGGAGCAAATACGTTGAAAGAACCGAGTTGGAAGCTTAAGCAGCCTAAAGGCTCTTAGGGGATTACAACTAGATTCATATCTAGTATATCACCTAGAGAGTAATTACACAAAACAAATGTTTTTGGGGATTTTTAGCTTGCTTAGTTAATACTTTAGTTAGCTAAGGTTTAACCTAGCTCTTTGGTTTCTAACTATCTAGCGTTTCATCTAGCATTTTTTACTAGCAAATTTTATCTAGCGTTATCTTATTTGAGCAAATGTTTTACTAAGCATTGCATAAGCATTATACCATGAGTTGTTCAAGAAAAGCAAATATTCTTATGCGGCTAATTGTCGCAGGGGATATTCTTTAACTAAGTCGTTAAAGGGGCGTAAGCTCCGCCTACGGGAGTTTTCTAGCTAAGCCTATGTATTTGCTAAAGAAGCGTTCGCTTCGCTCTCTAAATATTTTTATATATATACCCGGCTAAAGGAACAAAAGCTACACGGAGTAAATATCTTAGGGTAAAGCTAGGGCCAACTTTCTAAATTTCATAGCGGTGTCAGAGGGGCTCCCCCCTACCCCCAAGCTCACTTCGTTTTCCCCCTCCCCCTCCTCCGCAAATGCCTGTGCAGCTGCTCAGTTGTACACTTGCACACATGAACAGATGCTCAGTTGAACACTTGAATACCTATTCATGTATGCACTTGCTCACATATCCAAGTATACATATAGTCAAACGTAGTAATGCTGAGCAATGTTCAGTGAACAGTGCTAAGTGAATACTGTTTAGTGAACAATGTTTATTGAGCAATGCTCAGTGAACAGGGTTTATTACTTGGCTGTAACAATGTGTAACAATTGCGTGATGTCTAGGGGGGCTGTAAACACTAGGCAAAAATTGCCTAGCTACGTATCCCCGACAATAACCAAGCATTTACAAAGACTTACAGAACAAAGCAACTAACACAAGCCTTGCTAGGTGCAACACACCAGCACCACTAGGCCTAGATAATCCGATTAAACCCGCAATTAAATTACCTTCTAAGTCCTATTAACGCAAGATAATAAGCCAGATTAGCCTTGCATGCAGAGGGGAGAGGGATTATAGTCTAACACATAGGGCGGCAGGATGCTCCCCTAGCCAAGGTGAAGAGCCTAGGCGCTACAAACTGAGAGGCTATTAGTCCCGGCCTATGCACAAGGGGATTAACCAAGAAGGTTAAGCCGGGATAGGCCTAACCGAGAGAGAGGGGTTAACATGCCTAAAGTAAAGCTGAGACGCTTGGACTATGCCACAAGGCAAGAGTTCCGGCAAGCCATTCATAATCAATGGACGCGTAAACGTAAAGCCTCCAAGGCTATTACCTTGGAAGCAAGCCGGGCATGTGGTGAGTTGATGCAAGGTCGCCAGATAGCCAAGAGCTATGAAGACCTTGAAAATACGGTTTTGAAAGCATTTGAGGCAAACACAACTGAGCGCAAGAACTCGGCGCGCTTGCCTCTGCCCGAAAAGCAAGATAAAGCCAAGCCTAGGGTAGAGTTTACTCCTGACCAGTTGCGCCTGCTCAATGCTGAGGAACTGGCAATCATCCATGAAGCTAGAGCGAAAGCCAGCTTTAAGGCTAATCCTTACAGGCCCTTGAACAAGCTGAAGATTGACAGGGAACGTGCCTATCTGGAGCCGGAGGATTACTCGCCTATTAATCCCCTTGAGCAAAAGGCAAGGGATAACAAGAGGTTATCACATGGGCAATCCCGTATCTATCGGGAGCGTATTACCCAGGAAGAGCATGCCCTTAACCAAGTTAACCAAGTTAACCAAGAGGCAGAGCTGAAGCGGGATAAGAACTTGCCGGACTACGTAGACTTACGTATCAGGCAAGCTGAAGCCAAAGAGAAGGAAGAGCTGAAGCGCAAGGAAAGAATGGAACTGCGCTTGCTAGCCGCAAAGTATAACTTATCCCTGAACAAAGACAGGAAGGCTCTTGAAAAGATTTACCTTTCTGAGCATGAGTCTTCCCTTAGACTTGAGCGAGAGAAATCCCTAGGCAATGTGGGATAGTAACATTGCGGAAGATGTCTTAACCTTTACCAATGGAGGAACTAAACATGTCTAAGGACCGTTACGGATTGGCTAAACTTAGCCTTGATGAAATTACCTTGCTTAACCAAGCTACCAATGGACGGGCTGGAAGTCCCGCGCCTGGCGTAGCTACACCTGAGCCGGAAAAGAAGCCGGAAGAGCGGCCGCGCGCCAGATGGGACGCGGTTAACAAGGTGTGGAATACACGACTCACTCCGAAAGTCAGTGATAAATATGTCACTGTCGTTTCTACCTTACTGCGGAAGGTAGCTGTCTCGGATTTGTCAGTCGCTCAGGATACTGTTGCCGCAGCGATTGCGGAAGAACATGCAAGCCTTGGAGCATACAACACACAAGTCTATTTCTGTGGGGACAAGGGCGGGACTGGAGCCGAAGTTGCGCAAGCCAAGGCCGAAGTTGCGCAAGCCAAAGCCGAAGCCGCTGAATTGAAAGCGCAAGTTGCTGAACTTATGGCACTGTTGAAAGCTAAAGCCTAACCTAGCCTTACCTAGTTACCCTGCTATAACCCTGCCCGGCGGTTGACCCCGCTTGGCAGGGCTTTAGGCTTTCCTTAGTATCTTCACAGCTAAAGGGTACTAAGAAAAGCCTAAGCTTTTTCTGCATAGGGATAACCTATCATCGCTTAGCGTTAGCTCTTAGTGCCTCTAAAAAGGAGTGGCTACCTATGGTTGGATTCTACCTTGATGATACACGGGAGCCGCCTAACAACGGGGAGTGGGTTGTAGCTCGTAACTTCGAGGAAGCTATCCTAGCCTATGCCCGGAATCGCTTAGTCATATCTACCCTGAGCCTTGACCATGACTTAGGGGAAATAGCTACAGGCTTGGACTTTCTAAGGTGGTTAGAACGTAACTACCCGAATGATTTGCTGGATAAAGCTATCATAGTGCACTCAGCTAATCCTGTAGGTAAAGCTAGGATGCAGAACTTCATCAGTGACTTTATCAGGAGTAACCCATATGGATACACCACTTAAAGTTTCAGTAGTTATATCCGTAGCTACTGTAATATTCCTGGGATGGGCAGCTGTAGATGCTATAGCTAAGCTACCCCAGCCTACCGCCTCAGCTCCTACCTCTATCCAGGAGTGCTGGGACAAGCCTCTGGTCCCGAACGATAAAATCCTTGAGGTTCAATCTCTTATGGAGGCTTTGCTCAAATGATACATCACACTCCACTTAGCCTACCGGCCAACACCCCATTCAGGTTTATACCTTTGCCCGGAGCTACCGAGCCTTGGACAGCTTCTACCTTCTGCATCGACGGGGTAGGTGAGCTGTATGTATTCGATGAGGCTGGCTTGCCCCAGTCCAACACTAGCCACTACAACGAGCTAAATGAATTCTGGCAGTATCTCGGGGTATTCCTTACCCTTGGGCTGCCCGAGTGTTTTGAAGCTGAGAGTGAGTAAAGCGAAGAGGAGTAACTTAGTATGATGCAGCAGAACAACGCCTTTAGTCGCTTGGTAGGAGAGCCCTACCTGGCCCGTATGACTGTGGATAACTTGGCAAAGTTTGCCCGAGACTGTATCCGTAACAACCGTAGGGTAGGTTCTACCTATCTGGCCAGGTACGCTCGGAATTCCTATCACAATGCCGAGCTGTTCTATGCGTCTGATGCCAAGGCTATTCAGATGCTGCTTAACTACAGCCAGACGTGTAGCCTACGTATCCCAGCCCCAGCCGTAGTTGTTGAAGGGGCTGTAGCAGCTTAACCCTAGAAAGAGGGGGAGAAAGAGAACATGCCTACTACCGAAAAACCCCCTGTTGTAGTACACACCTTCACTACCTTATCCCTTAGCGATACCAAAGCGTACCTAGAGAGTATCGTGGGCCGCGAGCACTCCGGCTGGGCAGACATAATCTCCAAAGCTGAGAGCCTTGCATATGAAGGCCACAAAGTAGCAATCTCCTACACTATCTCTGGTACTGAAGAATTAGTTAACCAAGAAGATGAGGTATTCGAGGTCTTACTCAAGCGTGAGTTTGGCCTAAAAGATGGGGATGAAATCCTTTTTGTAGATGTAGCCTAGAACAGTTAAACCATTACAGGTGGTGTGGAGCAGTGGTAGCTCCACTCTGGCGGACGAAGCCCTAGCGTTACCGGGAAACCGGCCCGCCTAAGCGGGTTAAGTACTCTTATGTCACCTTCAGACCACTGAGAGTACTGAGTTAGGAAGCAGTCAGAAATATCGGAGTTTGAAGGCCCGACCAGTTATCCTTATAAGACCGACTGGCCACCTGTTCTATTACCCTCTAACTAGGAGTAACCTACTATGGAATACATTAGGTACACATCGAGAGATGTAATGCTCGCTGCCCAAGCTAGCGGTATCTTCGACGAGGACTGCGAATTTAAGCTAGGAGAGTTTTACCCTGAAAGAGCCCCCGTTGACCTGTGCTCGAGCCCTAAAGGAGCTCGAGCCCTACAAGAGTTTCTTGGTGAGATGCTCGAGCTAGTAGAAGGGGGTACCTATGGTGAAGACCCAGTTACCTTACTACCAGTTATGGATGAGTTTGGGAATAGAGTAGAGCACTACCGAGCTGTTCTGTACGTGGAAGGTCTTCAGTTCCTGGTTAGCCCTAAGAAAGCTCTAGACATGGTTTGGTCCAGCGCCACAAGAATGGCCACATGTAACCGTATCTACGACAATTATAATCACCCACTCAGTCTAGAAGAGGAACTCTCTAGTAAGGCCTTCAACCTGTTAAAAGAGCTCCGTAAGTTGAAGCTTAGGTACCTCCCGGAGGATAGACAGTTAGCCTTAACAAAAGAGCAGGAGTAACCTACTATGAAGGTATTCGAGGGAATCCGTGTGCCTATCAAGGCTTGGACAGACGGGGTAGAGTTAGAGGATGAGGCCAAGCAACAGCTAGTTAACCTTAGCTCTCTCCCGTTCGTACACAAGCACGTAGCTGTTATGCCTGACGTTCACTGGGGCAAAGGAGCTACGGTTGGCTCAGTCATAGCTACCAAGGGTGCTGTAGTCCCAGCTGCTGTAGGTGTAGACATAGGCTGTGGCATGATTGCCTGTATGACGAGCCTAGTAGCCAATGATTTGCCAGATAACCTATCACAAATACGCTCAGCTATAGAGCAAGCTGTGCCCCACGGACGTTCAGATAACGGAGGCTTGGCTGATAAAGGAAGACATCTAGGAGAGTTACCTAGTGAGGCTTCCAGTAATTTCCTAAGCTTACTAAATAGCCTGAACCAAATAGTAGAAGCAGCCCCCATTCTTGCTAAGCCAGCTGCTGCCTGTAGCCGACACATGGGCACTCTTGGTACCGGCAATCACTTCATTGAGATTTGCCTAGACGAGGCTGACCGGGTTTGGATTATGCTCCACTCAGGTAGCCGGGGTATCGGTAACGCTATCGGTACCTACTACATCAACAAGGCCAAGGAAGAGATGCGTAAGTACTTCATCAACCTTCCTGATGCAGACTTAGCCTATCTCCCAGAGGATACTCAGGCGTACAAGGAGTACCTAAGAGCTGTAGAGTGGGCTCAGGAGTTTTCAAAGGCTAATCGGGAAACCATGATGAGCCTTGTTGTATCCAGCTTGAAGAAGTCCTTAGGCCGAGAATTTACAAGCGCTGTGGTAGCTGTGAACTGCCATCACAACTATGTCTCTACTGAGAGACACTACGGAGAGAACTTGGTTATCACCCGTAAGGGTGCAGTATCTGCTAGGGAAGGGGAACTAGGCATTATCCCCGGCTCTATGGGTGCTAAGTCCTACATTGTCCGAGGTAAGGGCAACCGGGAGAGTTTCTGTAGCTGTTCCCACGGAGCAGGGCGTAGGTTATCTCGCAACAAGGCAAGGGAAGCTTTCACCCTTGAAGACCATGCTAGGGCAACTGCTGGTGTTGAGTGCCGTAAGGATGCCGAGGTCTTGGATGAGACACCGGGAGCCTATAAGGACATTGACGCAGTTATGCAAGCTCAAGCCGACCTAGTGGACATTGTTCACACACTAAAGCAGTTGGTTTGTATCAAAGGTTGAAGGAGTAACTAGCTATGCTAAATATAGGAAAATTGGTAAGGGACGTTGTAGCCCTCTCATCTGTAGGGATTATCTCCTTCTTTTTTGGCCAAGGGGTAATGCTAGCTCTATTGAATATACCTTGGTGGGTACTAATGCTTAGCTGTGCGGTGGCTACTTTACCAGTATCCGTGCGCTATCTAGCAGAGTCTGGAGATACGAGGATTGGCCGCGATGAAGGCTGCTAAGCTCCTCCAGCTTGGAGTAGCCCTTATCCTATCAACAACAGCGGCCAGTGCTAACACAGACTTAACCCTATCTGACAAGCCTATGTTCCTGAAGGTTCAGCTACCTAGTGGTGAGTGGAGGGATGTAAATGTTACAGTTGTTGAAGAAGTTCCTGGGCCTAACTACGCCTTTGCCCCCGGTGCTGAGAACCAAAAAAGTAGGTGCCTTGTATACATCGAACGTAAGCACCTTCAGTTCCTCTGGCACGAGCTTGACCACTGTAGGGGCAAGAGGCACCCCCGGAGCGATTATACCCCCGGTTGAGTGTACCCTCAGAGACCAGATAGACTTTATCAACTTGGTACTTCTTCTAGGCAAGAAAGACTTACTAGAAGAGAGCCTAGCAAAGTTAGGAGATACCAACAATTATGCCTGAACTTACCCCTGACGAGAGAGCAAGAGTTATCGGAGCATTAGAAAGGACTAATGCTATCCTAGAAGGAATTCCCTTCAGAGAGGAGTTCTATCTAAGTTACCGGGACGGAAGACCTATTCCTGAGTCCGCCCTTAGCTTCAGTATTGCCTTACCTCTTTCTGAGAAGAAACGTTGGTGCTTTTTTAAGCTCCACAGCAACGGTCGAAGAGATTTCCGAGAAATGAGCCTTAGCGGGGCTGACCTCCGCGGGGCTGACCTCCGCGGGGCTGACCTCAGCTGGGCTAACCTTAGCGGGGCTAACCTTAGCGGGGCTAACCTTAGCGGGGTTGGCCTCCGCAGGGCTGACCTTAGCGAGGCTAACCTCAGCTGGGCTAACCTTAGCGAGGCTAACCTTAGCGGGGCTAATCTCAGCAGGGCTGACCTTAGCGAGGCTAACCTTAGCGGGGCTAATCTCAGCAGGGCTGACCTCAGCAGGGCTGACCTCAGCAGGGCTGACCTCAGCAGGGCTGACCTTAGCGAGGCTGACCTCAGCAGGGCTGACCTCAGCAGGGCTAATCTCAGCAGGGCTAATCTCAGCAGGGCTGACCTTAGCGAGGTTACTCTTGTGGGGGTTGACCTCCGCGGGGCTGACCTCCGCGGGGCTGACCTCCGCGGGGCTACTATTACTTCACCTACTACAGAGGGGAAACCTGACCCAATGTCTATATATGAACCAGTAGAGAGGGCTATAGGCAGAAAGACGCCGCCTACCTTAATGAATTACTCGGACTCACCGGCAGCTGTGTACGGGGGAGCCTATGTTGTAACAGCTGCCGAGCTAGCCAAGATTACCGAAGGGGTTAAGCGAAGTAAAAACAACACCCTCCCTGATTTACTCCTTATGGGGGTAGAGCTTGAGGTAGAGCCCTTTGACACACAGGCTAGTCTTCCTGACGAAGAGGCCCGACGCCTAGCTAAAAGCGTAGCTGGGTGGGCCATCCTTAAGTCTGATGGTTCCTTGGGAAGAGGAGGCCGAGAGATTGTTACCCGGCCTATGACCTTGGATGCCCATAGAGTAGCTTGGATGGAGTTCTTCAGGGACAAGCCTCACGAATACCTATCATCCTGGAAGAGTGGGCGCTGTGGCTTACACGTACACCTAAACAGGGCTGCTATTAGCCCCCTAACAGAGGGTAAACTAATCAGCTTCCTGAATGCTCCGAGTAACGTAAAGTTTACTCAGGACATTGCTGGGCGTAACTTACTCCACAATGAATACGCTGCTATCGCTCCCCTAAAGAAGATAACAGAAGGCTTTAGAAGACACCGAGTAACATCTGGTGGACCTATGAAGAGATTGCTAACTGGGGGAAACCGCACAGGTAGTCGCCACACAGCTACAAACATCTCTCAGCGCAACAGTGGGACTACCTTGGAGGTAAGAATCTTCCGAGGTAACATTGGGCGCAACGGGGTGTTTCGGGTATTGGAGTTCCTGCACGCCCTTGTTAGCTACCTTAGCCTGAACACTAACTCAGCCACTACGGTAGACAACTGGCTGGATTTTGTAACTTGGTTCGGAGAGCCAGAAAATTCCAAGGCTTACCCCGAGTTCTACCAGTGGCTCCTTGTGAAGAAGTACCTGTTTCCTAAACCTATCAGAAACATTAGCAAAGCTCCCCAGCTCCTGCGAGAGAAGAAAGTAGCTTTGCTGAAGTTCAGCCTGGGAGAGGATGAGCCTACAGATATGGTAAAGGAACAACCCAACGGAGAGGAGACAAGCGAAGCATGTGTGTCATTCTAGAAATACCACCCGGTGTAAAGGTATCCCGAAAAACTCTTGAGATTTGCTACGATAATAACCCACACGGCTGGGGTATTATGTGGCACGAGCCCACCGAGAATAAGATTTGGTACGCAAAGGACACAACATCCTTTGATAAGTTCTGGGATGTGTGGAAGGATGTTCCCGAGGATACTCCCCGAGGTGTTCACTTCCGCATCAAGACCCACGGCAAGGTAGACAGGGACAACTGCCACCCGTTCTTTATCTCCCAGAACCTAGGACTTATGCACAACGGAGTCTTGGATGTAGAAGAAGCCAACAAAGCTTTCTCTGACACTTGGCACTTCGTAGAGTATGACCTGAAGCCTCTTCTACAGCTAGGTGATACCAGTCTGCTGCAACCGGGTATGCCCTTGAGTGAGGTAATAGAAGACTTCGTAAGCGTAGGCTCTCGCCTTCTGTTCATGGATAACCTAGGGGAGACTGTACGCTTCGGTAAGTCTTGGCACGAGGAGAACGGGGTCTTCTACAGTAACTCCTACTCCCATAAGTCTAAGAAGCACACGTATACATCCTTTAAGGGAAAAGATGCTTACGACGACTACTGGGAGCAGCGGGCCAACTATTCCTACAGGGCTCCCCCGGCCCCTCCACCACCAACAACAACGGAGAAAGACCTGAAGCTAATAGAAAAAGAGGTTAGCCAAACCCTTACTGAAGAGGAGAAGGCCGAGGGTATTGAACTTCTGGATATTGAGTTTGATACCTATGACAAGGCTAACAAGTACCGCAAGGAAAACGGTGGCTTTGTTCGGGTATCCAAGGGAGTCTTTACCGTGTGTAATACCCGAGTGAAAGTCCCCAAGGAGACTACTTCTGGAGTGCTTAAGTCTGTAACTAGCCTCACGGACTTCAGCTTTCTTTCAGATGCGGAGAAGCTGGAGTACATTAAGACGTACCCAGAAGATACCTTGGATTTACTGTACGAAGCAATCCTGTAACACAACGAAGGAAAGGAACCACTATTATGCCGCAAGTACCAGCAACAGCGCCTGAGGGAACCGCGCCACCGGCTCCCAAGCGTATCGGACCCAGCTTAAAGGCTACCAAGCTCCTGAGTATCCTTGTAAGCAAGCGTATTGACTTATCAGATTCCCGACAGCTAAAGGTTGTACGGGTTATCCTAGATGAAATTAAGAAGGACTACCCACGCTTCAGTACTCTACAGTTCCTGGATAAGGTACAAGCAGCGGCTGAAGAGATAAGTGCTAAAGAAAAAAAACTCTCGGAAAAGCAGCGAGTTGTGCTAGGCGAGATAGCAGCTTTAAAGACGCACTTTGAAGAGCTAGTTGAGGCAAGAGAAGCCGCCTTAAGCAAACTCCGCGATTACAGGGTATGTAGCACTGAACTTGTCTACAAGGTATTCCTTCCCCTCACAGACAGTAATATAAATAGGGAACTTGCGGCAGAGTACTCCTGCGGGCGTCCTCCACATCGTGAAGTACTGAGTAACTACCGAGTGAACGACATTCTGTGTAAGCCAGCTTGTAAGTCCAGGCTTACACAGGGGTTCATCTGGTCTACGGTAGCTCCAGCTATCTCAGCGCTTTGGCTAGAAGAGTTAGCCCCTAAAGCAGACTTGTTCTTCGACATTGACGAATATAAGGATGCTGAAAGAAGTCCCGGTAGCCAGCTCTTAGGTATCCCGGTGGATGAGCTTGGTAAGAAAATCTACGACTTAGTGAACACGCTGGTCTCCAAGGAAATTAGGAAAGTCTGGGCCAAGACTACCCAGCTGGAGGGAGAGAACAACCCTATAGTAGAAGTACCTAAGCTGATAGAGGCTGTAGTCGAATCTTGGGAAAAGGAAGGAAAGAACTAACTATGTCTGCAACTAAGAAACTCGGCCCATCAGCCGACGATGTGCTCAGTATGTCTAATGACTTTGCCAAGTTATACCTAGCCAAGTTAATAGAGCTACTGGACATCGAGGACACAACCGGGACCTTTGGTGACGAAGGCTGGCGAGAGTATCTGTTCAACCAGTACCTAGAACGGAATGAAGAGCCCACGCCACAACTACCTCCGGCAACAGCCTTGGTAACTGCTCCAGGTACAGCTACCCTACAATAACCCAGCTACCCATCTTGGTCTTTCACAACCAGGTAAGTTCGCCAAGTAATAAGGCTGGGACTTCGAAGACTAAAAGAAAGTAACTAACCTATCAACAGCAACTAAGGAGAAGACTAACTATGGCTATCGACTATGTAACCAAGAACGAAGTTGTTACCCGTACCGTAACTGAGACTGTAAAGAAGAACATTGGTGTGATTTACACCTCGGATTCTTCTGACCGTGCTATCCGTGTTACCCCGAGCTCATCCTTTCCGGGGCGCTTCACGGTTACCATCAGCAACCCGAACTCTAGCAATGAACTGGCCATCACGCTGAAGCCGCATGACCTTGCGGACTTCCTTGATGCCGCTGCTACTCTTGTTAATGTCTAAAGCGAGAATAGCTAACCCTAGCCTAGCTCTATTTTCTTCTTCTACTAGACATGAGTCCCGCTGGGCAGTCAACAGTAGAACTTAGAGGTAGAAGCTAGGTGGTTCCCTAGGGGTAGCGAAGCCGTCTTTAGCCAAGGGTTCTTCCGGTACCCAAAAAGTAACCCTTGGCCCCTTTTACATCTTTCTTCTTGCCCTAGAAGGTAGCTTAGGCTATACTCAGGAAAGAGAGAGAGATTGTACTTGGTAGTGTTAGTAAGCAGTTACTTCTCATTGGCGAGAGAGACACGGGTTCGATTCCCGTAGCCCTGCCTTATCTATTATGTAGGGCTTCGTCTAGTGGTAGGACACTTAAATATCTGCTTGCGACTGTTCTCCAGGTACAGCCTATTTACCTAGTGTTGAGTGCTTCGGTTACTTCTTTCGGTGAAAATACACCGAGGCTATTGTTACCTGGGTAAACCCCGTAGCTGTGGGTAGTGAATAAGTTGGTTTCATCTTGTAAATGACTCGCCAGCTTAGCTGAGTACTCCCACAGCTTTTCTTCTTGTAACCTCAATCTAACGGAGTGTCGAATAAACATGGCTAGTATCAATCAGGCTCGGGCTGTAGCGGCTCGCACAGAAGTAACCCACGGAGGAACTCCTGTCCGCCCGTACTCTAACGAGCAGCAGCTTACACGAGCAGTGCTTAGCTGTATGCTTTGGGAAGACCAGTTCTACGAAGATGGCGTAGACATCGCTAAGCGTATCAGCCAGCTGGTACCTTTGTGTGGGCCTTCATTTGTAGCAGGGCTAGCTATAAAGGCTCGGAAAGAATGGGGTCTTCGCCACGTTCCTCTTCTTCTCACCGTAGAGATGCTCAAGCATCCCCTCCACAAGGCCTACGTAAGTGAGGCAATTACTAGTGGAGCTATCCACCGGGCAGATGATATGTCCGAACTCTTGGCTCTTTATTGGAAAGATGGAAAGAAGCCGCTTGCCAAGCAGCTAAAGAAGGGACTTGCTACAGTTTTCACCAGGTTCAACAGCTATGCACTTGCCAAGTATAAGGGTTTTGACAAGGCTGTATCCCTACGTGACGTTCTGTTTATGGTACACCCTAAGCCAAAGAACGCTGAGCAAGCTAAGACTTTCAAGGAGTTAGCCGATAAGACAATTGCTTCCCCGGATACTTGGGAAGTTGCCTTGTCAGGTGGGGCTAATAAGAAGGAAACATTTACCCGGCTTATCCAAGAGAGTAAGCTAGGCGGCCTCGCCCTGCTACGTAACATCCGTAACATGGAACAGGCAGGTGTGGATAAAGCTATCATAACCTTGGCTTTGGATAACATGGACTGCTCCCTCATTGAGCCCTTCCGGTTTATCGCCTGTAACAAGTATGCTAGCCCGGCACTAGAGCCAGCTATTGAGCGAGCCTTTCTCCGGGCCAGTAAGGCTTACCAAAGCCAAGCACTAGCTGCTAAATCTGTAGCAGTTCTTGTAGACCACTCGGGCTCTATGTTCCACACCAAGGTGTCGGCTAAGTCTGAGCTAGAGCGCTTCGATGCTGCTGTAGCCTTGGCAGCTATTGTTCGGGAAGCTTTTGATAACACTAGAGTTTTTAGCTTCGAGAATAAAGTAACTGAGGTTAAGCCACGTCACGGCTTCAGTCTTATAGATGAGGTCAGGCGCTGCCCGAGCGGTGGAACTAAGCTGTTCGATGCCCTGCACCTAGTAAAGGACACGGTTAATCCAGATATTATAATCTGCATCACTGATGAACAAGACACAGGTGGTACTCACCACAGTATGCCTGACCTTAGCAAAGGTCAGCGAGGCTTTATCATTAATGTAGGCAGCTACAAGAATGGCATTAGCCACGGCCAGTGGACTAACATCACAGGGTTCTCGGATGCTGTGGTTAGGTACATTGTGGCTGACTTAAAAGGGTGTGAGGCTCTATAATCCTCCTCTAAGTCCCTACTAAGGGCCACCGGGAGTAGCTACCCGGTGAAGAGTTTACGCACAGGTATCCAAGTGGCAACTGGCAAAGCCAGCCCGCTTGCGGGTAAGGACGGGGACTGTACCGAAAGGGGTACGTTAGTTCGAATCTAGCCCTGTGCACCACCCATAGCTTTCTCTAGGTGGGGCGTATAGATTCACGGATGAGCCTAAGTACTTAGTACCTCTGGGCCACATCGAGGTCGGGAGAGGTGTAGCTACCTAATGGTGATGAAGCTGCTTCTTAACCTTGGAAACCCGGATACGCTAAAGGCTTTCTAGAGGCCGTGCCCACCTAGAGGATTACCTAAATACAAGAATTCTGACCTAGGCGGCTCATTGACCTAGGCAGCGGGGCTCTACGACGGAGCTGACACAGAAGGGTTATTACCAGAGCTAGCCCCCTTCCGCTACAGGGAACAGGCCTGTCCGGTACGCCAGTAAGCCGGGAAGATTAGAGGTGGAACTGCAAGCGATATTATTCGCGACTGCTGACCAACTCTTCCAAGGACCTCCCTCTCTAGAAGCAGTAGAGTGAGTTGGTATCTACAGAGGACCAGTGCACGGGTAGCCTCGACTGAGTAATTCCAACGGGAAGGCATTTTACTAGGAGAGCTCATTATTATGAAGAAGAAACCTAGTGTAGTAGCTAAGAACTTAGCTTCCCCTAGATACCATCAAAGGGTGGTGCCTAACAAGAAGAAAGAAGTTAAACCTGAGATAACTGAGGAGGACTAACTAATGCTATCACCACTTCAAACTGCCTATATCTCTCAGCCTAGAATTTCCAAGACTGACGGTGGGGATTATTTCTGCGTAGGTTACGTCTACGGAGATACTAAGGGGCGTTTCCTAGATGGAACCTTAATTCACACCAGTAAGCTGGAGAAGATAGACCTAAGAAGCGGGTCTATAGATACTCTTAATTCTATTTACCGGATTGCTAGCGAGGCCGAAATTGCAACCTACCTACAGGCTAATAGAAATGGCAACGGCTGTAGCACTCACGTCTGCCGGTGTGGGCGGAAAGACTCATCAGACGTTTAGACTAGGCTGTGTACTATACGACCGAAAGGGCCGTGTAGTCAAGGCCAAGGTAAACTCCCTGAAAACTCATCCAAAGATGGCCAAGCTAACCCCTTGGCCTTTTCTACATGCGGAACAGGCGTGTATCCTTAGCCAAGGCGTAGACAACTGCGAAGGCCTGAGCTTGTTGGTTGTCCGGGTGCGGAGGGATGGCAGCTACGGTATGGCTGAGCCGTGCGTTGTGTGCAAGAAATTAATAGAGGCAGCTGGAATAACTAATGTTCACTGGAGCACCCCGGAGTGGAGCGCTCGTTAAAGAAGGCTAAATTATGGGAACGTATAGTTTTAGGAAGGACCTGGAGAAATCCAAGGCCTCAGTAGTTGAAGCAGCCAAGCGCCTAGAGGAGGCAGAGTTTCTAGATGGCTTGTTCTTTGTTAAAGAGATTCGGGACAACTCGGCTGACCTTATTATTCACAATCCTTGGACAGAAGAAACCAAGCTTGTGGAGGTAAAGGAAGACTTCTACTGCAAGAAGTCAGGCAACGTAGCTCTTGAAGTAGAGTGCCGTGGTAAGCCATCTGGACTAGCAGCTAGCCTAGCTGACTACTGGATGTATAAGATTCACCAGCCGGACTCTACAGTTTTCTGGGGCTTGGTGCCTATCCAAGACCTGTTCCGGGCTATCCGGGATAAGGTATTCCTCCGGGAAGTAGTAGGAGGAGACAAGGGCTCAAGTACTCGTATGTACTTGTTTAGCTTGGATGATTTCAAGGCCCTTTGTAATGAAGTTTAACCTTAGTAGATAGAGAAGGAGAGAGCAAAGATGACGCTGTTTGCCGAGTTTCCTAAGATTTATCGCTTCTGGGAGCAAGATATTGTTGTAACCGAGAAGATTGATGGGACTAATGGCCTTATTCTTATCAACGAAGACCTGTCCGAGGTAAAGGCTGGTTCTCGCTCTAGGTTTATTACACCAACAAACGATAATTATGGATTTGCCAAGTGGGTCGAAGATAACAAGGAAGAGCTGAGAAAGCTTGGGCCGGGCTACCACTACGGAGAATGGTGGGGCCAGGGTATCCAGCGGGGGTATCGTATGCCGAGAAAGGTATTTAGCCTCTTTAATGTCCACCGTTGGTCCGACCCTCTGGTTAGGCCTAGCTGCTGTGACGTTGTACCTGTGGTATACCAAGGACTCATTCAGGGTTATCTGGAGAAGTTCCCTAACTACACAGCTGTTCCGAGCACCTCGCCCGCAGCAGACCGTTATGGCGTAACGTTTACTGACGTTGAAGGTCTTATGCTTTACTTTACGAAGTCTGGGACGTACATGAAGCACCTAAAGAAGCCAGGCCACAAGGAGGAGAAGTAATCTAGATGAATTTGTTAGATAAATGTGTAATAGCATTTGTGGTTTGCCTTACCCTATCTGTGCCCAGTTGTGTCGCGCACTCGGACTACCGAGCAAGTAAGATGGTGGAAGCGGGAGCAGACCCAATAGCTGCCATGTGTGCAACCTCAACTGCTAGCGCTCAGGTGTGCTCAGAGTATGTTTTAACCCGAGAAGAAGAAGGAGAAGTTAAGTATGAGTAATCCTATCCTAAATGAAGGCCAAGTGAAACGCAAGAGTGAAACCAAGTCAGACGGTATCAGGGCCAAGTATACTCGGTACCCTTTTCCATTCATGGAAGTGTACGACTACTTCGAAGTAGATAACACACGCCAGACGGCTGTTCGCACGGCTGCTTACTCATGGGCTAAGCGGAACGGGGAAGGTGTCCAGTTTGTGACCCGCGTTGTTCACAAGAAGACTAACTCTGAACCAGCGGCTATCCGAGTTATCCGGGTAGCTTGAGATGGACATCAAAAGCATGTTAGGGGCCGTCAGGGACCTCTCCAAGCGTGAAGTCTTCCACCCTACGGTTGTTCAGTACTTGGGCCTTATAGAGGCTTCGGTAGAGCGTTTGGAGGGTAAACTAGTAACTACTGCTAGGGAGGCTAAAGATTACCGAGACACTCTAGTGTACGTCTTGGATTACTTCGGCCTAACTGACAGAATGCACTTGGAAGACTACGCTCCCGAGAACGTAGCTTCCACAATCAAAGGATTAAGCAAAGATGCCAATGAACAACGAGCAAACCACGTATAGTATCCTACCGCACAACGTATTCAACCGGATGGTCCAGGCTACCCTAGAAGACGTAGAGTTCTTGCTGAAGCGTGGTAAGGTCCAGGAAGGGCTGGACAAGATAACAATCCTGAAGTCTCTGTCAGCAGCTAGAGCAAAGGTAGACTTTCTACCATGACTAAGAAGAAAACCTATCTTAATAACCCTATTGAATTCGAGCTAGGTGTTCCTTACACAGATGATACCCTGGACTACCAGATTCAGTATCCCTTTGAGACACCTAGCGCTGTACGTGCCAAGAACAACGTGGGAGATGTCTTCAGCAATGCTGCTCGGTGTAGAAGCTGTGGCAGCTATGTACGCTCCAAGAACCGCCACGACAACCGTAGCTGCTCCTGTGGAGCTATCTCTGTAGATGGGGGTAGCTGGTACTGTAAGCGCTCAGGTAAGCCGGAGCTCATTGCCAACATGATTCTTATGTATAAGGATGTATCAGATGACGATGCACAGAAAAGACTATGAACTCATAGCTAAGGTCTTTAAGAGGGCACGTTCCTTAAGCGAAGCTGTGGAATTGCTAGCGCCTGAGCTAGCAAGGGATAATCCTGCTTTTAATCCAGACAAATTCTTTACTGCTTGCCGGAAAGGAGTAACCGAGGAACCACGCTCTCTTAAGCCTTGTCCCTTCTGCGGAGGGAAGAATGTTCACTTAAACGAGAACTATGAATCCTTCGGTATAAGGATGACCTCGATTTGGTGTGGTACATGCGATGCTTCTTTCACCAACACAATGGCAACTAAAGAAGCTACTATTAGCTTATGGAACTCTCGCCAGGTGTAATAAATAAGAAACAGTTGGGATAAATACCACGTTACGTTACGTAAGCTCACAGGAGGGCAAAGGATGACCACAACCACTGACGCCGTTGAGGCGCTGACAGAAATACTACGTATTGGCGTAAATCCATCGTTTAGGAACCAGTATGGGCAATACGCCAGTTTTATTGTGGATAACATGGTTGCCAAGGGCTTCACCATCACGCGCCAGCAAGACTGTGTACCCAGTAGTGGCTGTGTTTACGCAGATATTAAAGCATACCCACCAGACGGACGGTGCATTAATGCTCCAGCTTTGCGCTACACGGCAATTCCAACCGGACACGACCGTGGTTACATGGTTACAGAGCCATCCATGAGCGAGGCTGAGCTTGAGCGAGAGGCACGTAAGGTAATGCGCCACGCTTTTCCGTCGTATGTTGGAGGTGCCTGTGTTCAATCACAGAATAACTACAGCATTAAAGAGCGTAACCATGTAGCGAAGATTATCGAACTCGCCAAGAAATACAGGGGGTAGGGATGACAAGCGAATATGTAACTGGCAAAAAGCGGTATTGTACTGGTGATACAGAGCGCAAAAAGAATATTTGCGAAGGTTGCGTATATAGCCATCAGACTGATGAACACAAGCCGTGCAACACATGCTTTAACCCACCTGGTGATTGGTGGGCTTCTAAACCTTATAGCAACTGGAAGCCGCGTGTCAGAGTGTTGGCTGCGACGCAAAAGGAGTTACCATAATGACAACCCCCGACCCCAAGTCCCCGCTGCCGGATGATGTAGAGAAATCACTTAGCAATGTCGCTTGCGGTGTAACCGACTATTCGGACTGCACGGTACTCCGCGCCCACGTTTCGTCCCTTTACGAAACCATCGCCGCGCTGCAAGCAGAAAAGATGCAGTGGTATCATAACGCGACAAATAACGCGGCAGAGTTACTCGCAGCAGAGAGCGAGTTATTTGGAGCAAATAATAAGATTGCCGCGCTGGAGGCCGAGAACAAGCGGCTGGTGGAGGCGTTGCAAAAGATAGCCACAACAGAATACCGCATCTATGACGGAGGTAGACCGTACACAAGTGAGCATAGCAGTGGGTACGCTTTAGGAGTCGCGGACGGCCATAGACTTGCCGCGAAGTGGGCAGAGGAAGCCCTCGCGCAGATGGGAGAGAAGTCATGCCAGAAATGTGATGGAGCCGGGTATGACCACGGTATAGGTGAAGGACTAAGGCTACAAGACATACCGTGCCAACAGTGCAGCGGAACCGGAAAGGTAGGTGAAAGATGTCTACAGCGTTAAAAGAAGCACTGGCAGTCTGGGATAGGCTAATAGAGGGTGAAGACTGGGACTTCCCGGAGAAGGTCAGGAAACAGTATAAGCTAATTCGAGATACCGTAGAGCAAGTAGAGGCTGCTAAGGCTTTATCTATAGCTTGGAACGAACGGGCCGTTGAGGAAGACTTCAAGCGGAGGAAAGCAGAGAAAGCAATCACTTCCCTAGAGAAAAAGATTAAGCGTCTGGAAAAAGACAACATAAAGTGGCGGATTAGAGCTACAGACTATTTTGAGGATATTCACAACTTACGCGATGGGTACAAAGTTCAGATTAAGCGTCTTACCCATGACCTAGAAAGCGCACTCGAGAGGATTAGCCATGTTCAAGTTTGAAGATTTGGATTGCCTTCGCCTGGTCGCTATGCGAACCCGCTTCAAGGTAAACCAGAAAAAGAGAGACCTGGAGTTTCTTCAGGGTGAAATCAAGAGCTTAGAAGCTGAGGCTGACGGCTTGGAAAGACTCCTGAAAGACTGTGGTGAAGTAGCCTCCAAAGATTTTTCTTGACTACTCAAGTCCAAGCTGTTAAGCTGAGACTTGAGAAACATATAGCTGCCTCGTCCGTCCCACACTATAGCGACAGGTTAAACAAAGGCTCTACCAATTCAGGCGGTAGACTGGGAATGCAGCAAGAACCCTGTAAAAAGAAAGCCCCCAAGTTTCGCTTGGGAACCGAGTAGCGCACAACTACGTGTGCTTGGTTAAAGAGGATATGGCAAGGAAACACACACTCCGCCTTCCCTCCTAGGATAACCCTAGGATAAAACTCTTAACCAGTCCCAGCGGGGGGATATAGTTACGCCTAAGCGCTTAGGCGCTAAGAGATTACAACTAAAGATTAGAAAGGGAGATAAGCTAATGTCCAACGTCTACTTTTTGGCGGACTTACACCTAGGGCATAGGGCAATCCTAGGCTTCAACGACTCCTCTAATAAGCCCTTGAGGGTATTCCCAGGCGGAGTACCCGAAATGCACAAATACCTAGTGTCTAAATGGAATGCTAAGGTAGAGCCTAGCGCTAAGGTTATCGTTCTAGGAGATATTTTTCTAGTAGGTTCCTCTAGTGAGCCTGGCTACAAGGAACGCCTAGACGAGGTAGCAGAAGTACTTAGAAGCCTGAATGGAGCTACTAAGGTCCTAGTTATGGGTAACCATGATGTAGACCCTTCGAAGCATCCTCTTCTGAAGGAAATCTTTCAGGTACACCTAGGTTGCTACCAGTTTAAGAGAGCCATCTGTACACATATTCCGGTACATCCTGGCTCTCTAGAAGGGCGCTTCGACTACAACATCCACGGCCACCTTCACACTTACCAGGTGAAGGATACTTTAGGTAATCCAGACCCTAGGTACATTAACGTAGCCGTAGAGCAACTAGACTACACACCTAAGACTTATGAGGAGCTTACCAGCAGATGAAGAAGTTACTAAGTGAAGAAGCTAAGGATGCCTCGGTAATCCTTATTCTGTTTGTAGGTGCTTTGTACCTCTTAGGCTGGGCTGCCTTTCACTCCCCAAAGGGAGGGCTGCCTAAGCCATCAACTGTAGTTTGTCAAGCATCGACTAATAGCGGGTTGGAGAAGTAGTATCTCGTCAGGCCCATAACCTGAAGACCACTGGTGCAATTCCAGTACCCGCACCCATTCTAGCTATAGAGGCTGTTTAGATGCTAAAGCCTTCAGACATGCGGTTTAATATCAAGGCCTATAAGCCGGATGAGGGCTCTAGCGAGCTTCTTGGCCACGGTCCTTGCCCTAGGTGTAGAGCCTCGGGCAAGGATACCAAAGGGGATAACCTGGCTCTTTACAAGAATGCCGATGGTTCCCAGTCTTCTTTTTGTTTTGTTTGCTCGTATTACTCAAGGAAAGGTGACCCGGCAATGCCAAGTGTAGCCGAAGTAATTGTGCCAGAAAAATCCCTAGTGGAATTCGACACAGGCTCCTACAATCCGAGCGTGGTAAAGGCTTGCCGTAGTATCTCCCCTCAGATTTTCCAGAAGTACGCTGTACACGTCGAGGATGACAAGCACATCTATCCTTACTACGACCGGGAGAGTCACCTCCTGTGTGGGCTGAAGTACCGCTTCGTAGCCGAGAAGGGTTTCTCGTGCAAAGGCAAGATGGGCCGTGAGGCTCCTCTGTTCGGCATGAACCTGTTTCCCAAAGGTGTATACAAGACTTGTATTCTCACAGAGGGTGAGCTTGACGCTCTATCCGCTTACCAGATGATGAGTGGCCGAGTGCCTAGCCTAAGTATTGCTAACGGGGCTCAGGCTGCTAAGCGAGCTGTCCAGGCTAACTGGGATTACCTATCATCTTTCGAGACGGTCTACCTGTGCTTTGACTCTGACGAAGAGGGGCGTAGGGCTACTGAAGAAGTGGCTCCTATGTTTCAGGCGGGAAAGGTTAAACTCATCCAGCTTCCGGGCGAGGCCAAGGATGCTAACGATGTTCTGGACAAGTTAGCTGACCCTGGTATCTTCAACCGGGCCTACAACAACGCTAAGGTATGGGTGCCGGAAGGAATCATCTGCTCTAGTAACTTGTGGGAGACTCTCCTTGAGGATGACACCAAGGAATCTGTTCCGTACCCGTGGGCATCTTTGAACGACTACACCTACGGTATTCGTCCAGGTGAGCTTATTACTCTCTGCTCAGGCTGTGTTGACGCCGATACAGAGTTTCTAACACGTGCTGGTTGGAAGAGAATCGCAGAGTACGAAGTAGGAGATGAGGTTCTTCAGTATGATAAAGATACTAAGGTAGCCACGTTTACACTTCCACAGAAGTATGTAAAGCTACCAGCTAAGAGCCTGTGGCATATTAAAACCAAGTACGGGGTTGACCAAGTATTGTCTGATGAACACCGTATCCTCTACGACACAGCTGATGGCTATACTTACGTGAATACCCTAGCTGAAGTAATGGACATCCATGCTAGCCAGGTAACAGGGTTTAGGGGTAAGCTCAGAACTACCTTTATTCTAGGTGATACCGGAAGTTCCAGCCCAATGAGTGACCCCATACTCCGGGTGATGACAGCTGTAATAGCTGATGGACACTTCCCTAGTTTAAATAACAAGTGTAAAATGCGTTTGAAAAAGGAGCGTAAGAAGGAGAGAATTACGAAGCTTTTAACAGAGGCTAATATACCCTTTACAAGGGAACCTTGCTCACCATACGAGGGTTTTGAGGTATTCACATTCGTAGCCCCTTACAGAGTTAAGGAAGCTAGCCAAGAGCTATTCTGGTCTATGGATGCTAGGCAGCTAAAACTCTTTACAGAGGAAGTTCTATTCTGGGATGGTTGTATCTCTGGTAATTCCTTTTCTTCTAGAAACAAAACTACAGCTGACTTCGTTCAGTACGCCTTTAGTGCTAACGGTCAAAGGGCTACACTTCTGACACAGGTTAGAGGTGACCAAGGTATAGACCTAAGTGTGTATATGACTAAGAAAACTCTAGTCTCTTTTAGAAAAACTAATATGAGTAAACCTGAATTTAAAGAATACCCTACAACTGACGGATTCAAGTACTGCTTTGCTGTGCCTACAGGTTTCCTAGTCCTACGACGCGGGCCTAATATCTTTATTACAGGTAATTCCGGCCAAGGCAAGTCAGCGTTCATGAAAGAGATTGCCTACCACCTGCTGAAGAACACCAGGGCTAACATAGGTCTACTCTTTCTAGAGGAAGGTGTAAAGAAGACAGCCAAAGGCATCATGAGTCTGGAACTTAATAAGCCTCTCCACATCCCGGATACCAAGTACTCTCCTGAAGAGTTCCAGAAGGCGTACAACGTAGTTATGAAGCCGGGCCGGTTCTACTTCTACGACCACTTCGGCTCTACGTCGATTGACAACATCGTAGCTCAGGTACACTACATGGCTATGGTTGCTGGTTGTAGATACATCTTCCTTGACCACATCTCCATCATTGTCTCTAGCCAGGAGAATGGCGATGAGCGCAAGGCCCTTGATGAGATTATGACCAAGTTACGTACTCTGGTCCAAGAGACTGGTATCTGCTTATTCGTAGTCACGCACCTTAAGCGCGTGGATGATGGCCACGAGAACGGTGGAGAGATTAGCCTAAACCACTTGAGAGGCTCAGCCGGTATCGCCCAACTCTCAGATTTTGTCATAGGGCTAGAGCGTAACTCTCAGGACCCTGATGTATCCCGGCGCAATACAACCGTACTGCGCGTACTGAAGAACAGGCCATTCGGTATCTCCGGGCTGGCAGCCGCTGTACACTTCGACCGTAAGACTTGGCGCTTGAATGAGGTAGACCTAGAATCTTACTTGACTAAAGGCAAAGGAGGTGCTAAGGTTGAGGCTGGGCCTGGCCCAGCCCCTGAGGGCTTCCAACCGCGTAGGCCACAGTAATCTGATGTACAGGAATGGCCCGTGGTGGTACTTCTACTGGATGCTAGGTGTTCTACAGAGAGATAGAGGGTTACCCAAAAATGCCCAGGCGCAACGTAGTCATTGACATCGAGGCAGACTCCCTTAAACCCACTAGGCTCTGGTGTATTTCTACGCTTGAGATTGATACTAATGTTGTCCGTACCTGGGATATACGGGAAGGCTTCGCTGGGTTCCTGGAGTTCTCGCGGGACCCAGACATTTACTGGGTAGGCCACAACATCATTGACTTCGACTTCCCTGTACTCAAGAAGTTCATCAAAGGATTTACCTATGACCTTGCGAAGACCCGAGACACACTTGTTATGTCTAGGCTGGCTAATCAGGAGCGTGACGGCGGACACTCCCTTGAGAACTGGGGAAACATTCTTGGCTTCCACAAGTCTGAATTCTCCGACTTCTCCCAGTTCTCCATGCAAATGCTTGACTACTGTATCCAAGACACCAGAGTTACCGCCCGTGTATTCAAGCAAGTCCTCAGAGAGCTAGCCGACTTCGACATGCGTTCTCTTCGCATCGAGCAAGAGACAGTCCAAGTACTCCAGCGTATGGAGGAGCGTGGATACACCCTTGACTACGAATTCACTACGGAGCTTCTTACCACTGTCACTACTCTTCGGGACCGCTTGGCTATCTCCCTATCCGAGAGTGCCCCTAAACTTCCCAAGTTCAAGCGACTGATTGAGCCAAAGATTACCAAGAAGGGTGACTTCTACCACCACAACGTAAATGCGCTAGGCGACCAGGTTAAGTACTTGGAGGGCCAAGCATCCCTTATCGACTGGATTACATTCAACCCCGGCTCCCACAGCCAAGTAGCTTGGCAGCTGATGCTTCGTGGCTGGGTACCAACAGTCTTTACTGAAGCTGGTGCTCCCTCTACCTCTGAAGAAGTTCTGGAAGAGCTGTACGAGACTATGCCCGAGGCTCGGGACATTACCCAGTACTTCATGTTAGTAAAGCGCCAAGGCCAGATTAAGTCTTGGGTAGAGTTGTACAACCACGAGACAGGCCGGGTACACGGACACATCAATCACGTAGGTGCCCGTACCCACCGGGCTAGCCACTCCAACCCTAACATGGCCCAGATACCTGCTGTTAAGCGGGACACCAAAGGTAATATCCTTCTAGGCTTAGATGGCACCTTCAACGCGGAGTGCCGTAAGTGTTGGAAGCCTGCTCCAGGCTTCAAGCAAGTAGGTGTAGATGCTGCGGCTATCCAACTAGTTATTCTTGCCCATGCAATGGGGGATAAAGACTACGCTGATGCTGTGGCTTTCGGAGACAAGAAACTAGGCACTGACGTTCACACACGTAACCGCAACATCCTGCGTGATACTGTAACCAAGTTAACTCGGCGCAACGACGTGGAGTACCTTGACCGGGATACGGCCAAAACTTTTATCTACTCTTTCCTCCTAGGTGCTGGGGCTGCTAAGACAGACCAAGTACTCTCCACCGATGGTATCGGGGCCAGCATCAAGAAAGAGTTCCTGGAGCGCATCCCGGCACTCAAGGCCCTCCTGGATAGACTACGCCGGGAGGTACGCGAGACTGGGCGTATAGCTGGCCTAGATGGCCGCTTCTTTCCGTGCGATGACCCTCACTTTGCTCTAGCTTATATCCTTCAGGGCTTTGAGGCTGCCATAATGAAGCTGGCCCTCATCTACACTCAGCGCTGGTTTGATAAGCACTTCGGGGATGACCTTGTAGGTATTCTCACGTGGGTCCACGATGAGTTTCAGATGGAAGCTCGGGATTGTACGGTAGCTTACCAGGGCTGCTCGGACTTCCCAGCCGGGGAGTACTACCTCCCGGAGCTTGTGCGGGATAAGACCGTAAAGATTATTGAGCAAGTTGGAAAGGAGTTTAATTTAAAGTGTTTCCTAACAGGTGAAGGCCGAGTAGGCAACGACTGGCTGGAAACTCATTGACCTTGTTTTACAAGGTACAGAAAAGAAAGAGAATATTTGAATGGAAAGCACTAACGTAATACCTTTCGCCCCTTACCTGGAAAAGAAAAGGGCTCCCACTACTGCTCAAGAGCCTACTAATGAGGGAGTCACTTTCTACGGGGGCACTTGTCAACCAATTCTTACTAATCACGTAACAGTTACTGATGTAACCTACACACTAATGGACACAGTAGATTTCCTCCTGAGCGAGGGCCGTAAGGAAGAAGCTATCTTGCTCCTGGAGCAGACAATGAACCAGCTAAATACTTTAGATTAGTAGTTGCTTTCAGGTATGCCGAGCGGTATACTCAAGAAATAGGGGAGAGGTCCCGGACACTTCGAAGCATCTACACATATCGGGACCCGCCTCTACTAGTTCTAGCAACCAAGTGTAGATGCGGAAAGAAAGCATAAATATGCCAGTAGCAACAGGAAAAGCCAAGTGGGCACGTATCTTCGAGAATAACCGTGACTACGGCTTCCAGGAAGATGGCCAATATAATATGGTTGTCCAGCTGTCCCCAGCATCAGCTGAGCAGCTCAAGAGTGAAGGTGTCCTTCTAACTTATTCAGAAGAAGGCCCGGAGTTCACGTTCCGCCGCAATCATACCTTCATCAAGGAAGGAAACAAAGTAACCCTAGGCGCTCCTAAAGTTGTCGATGATGACCTGAAGCCTTTTCCCTCTGACACTATTATCGGGAACGGCTCTGAGGTAGAAGTCCTGTACAACCTGTACACCCCCACCAAGGGCAAGGGCAAGGGCAAGACCACAGCCAAGCTCGAAGCTGTCCGAGTAGTGAAGCTTGTGGAGTACGCTGGAGCCGAAGGTTCTTCAGGGGCCACAGGCTTTAAGCCCCGGTCCAAGGAATTATCTGATGACTTACCGAATGAGCTAGTAAACTAACCCTTTCCTTTCCGGGATTGTTACAAACTAGCTAATGGGGCCGGGCTGCCCAAGTGGTGGCTCGGCATCCCCTAAGGGAAGGACCAAGAAGAGATGACTAAAGAAGTAAAAGTAAAGAACCTGTTCCACGCTGTGGGGGATACACTTTCCCTGGCCGAGGAGCCTGAGGAAAACCTCTTCGTGCTCTCCCGTAACGAAGACAAGGATTACCTCTCTTCGTTTACCTCTGAAGAACTAGATGAAATTGAGCAACTGATAAGGGCTTTACATGACGCAGCAAGAAAACCCAACGAGTAGCCAGCCACGCCTGGTAATCACCAAGTATTCCGCTAACTGGTGCGCTCCCTGTAAGGCCTTGGCTACATCCCTGGAGTTCGAGCTCCAGAAGCGAAACAATGGTGTATCTTTCGTGCTGAACAACGTGAACATCGAGGATAGCCCTGAAGAGGCAGCTTTGGCTGGTGTTCGTGCCGTTCCCACAGTTGTTGTCTGGGACAATGACCTGAACACCGAGGTACACCGCTTCATAGGCAATAAAGGGTTAGTTGAGGTAAAGGCTATGCTAGACACTCTTGGTGTCGTATGATGGCACAGACGAAGAGCATCGACTCCCTAGTACCAGACATCCAGAAGCTCCTAGTTGAGGGTGGAGACTTCCCTGATGAAGCTTATCTTAGCTTGGGTAAGGCTGTAGCGAAGTGCGTTAAAGAGCGTATGGAACGGCCTAAGCTGGATGCTGTAGCTCCAAAGGGAGGTCTACGCCTATCCAACATAGGTAAGCCGGACAGGCAGCTCTGGTACATTCTGAACCTGGACCGGGAGGAGAACGCGCAAGAGCAGCTAACGCCTGAGCAGGTGTTCAAGTTTCTTTACGGCTCTATCCTCGAAGAAGTAATGCTGTGGCTGGCTTCCGCCTCAGGGCATTCGGTTACAAACAGACAAGAGACTGTTGTAGTCGAGGGTATTACCGGGCACATAGATTGCAGGATAGATGGAGTAGGTGTAGATGCAAAGTCAGCCTCTGGTCAAAGCTTTAAGACAAAGTTTAAACAGGGCTCTATCCTCAGAGGTGATGACCCATTCGGTTATCTTCCTCAACTCGGCGGATACTTTGGTGGAGAGCCTGACGCGGCTTTCTTCGTATCTAATAAAGAGGATGGCTCCCTTCTTCTCTTCAAGGTACCAGGAGATAGCCTACCGGATACACCTGCTCGTGTCCGCCACATCAAAGAGATGGCCAAGCTTCCTGAACCACCTGAGAAATGTTACGGTACCAAAGACATTGGAGCTAATAAAGCACTTAGGGCAGGTTGTAAGTCGTGTAGTTTCAAGACTAAGTGCTGGGAGAATATCCGGGTATTCCAGTATTCGGACGGCATTGAATACCTGGTTGAAGTAAACAATGTACCAAGAGTACCGGAGTTAAGTTTAGATGCGAAAACGGTTATCAACAACATCGAAGAAATACCCCAAGGGAGGGAGTGGTTCGTCCCCAAACCCGTTTAAATCCAAGTTTGAACAGAGGTTCTTTGAAGCCATGCCCACTAACAAGAAGCCCACCTACGAAGCTACACGACTAAAGTATGTCCTGGAATGTACATACAGTCCTGACTGGGAGTTCATGCGGCCTAACCAAACGTACTTCTACTTGGAAACCAAGGGTAACTTGGACTCCGTTGCCCGGCGCAAGATGTTGGCAGTCAAGAAGCAGAACCCGGACATAGATGTACGCTTTGTATTCCAGCGGGATAATTACCTGTACAAAGGCTCCAAGAAGAAGTACTCTGATTGGGCCGAGGAGCACGGGTTCCCCTGGCACGTAGTCGGGGCTACTAGTAGGTATATACCGGACGCTTGGCTAAAAGAAGCTAAAGCATTTACAGTTTGTAACAAGAAGTTTAAGGCGCAGTAAAAGAGTGAGCATTAAGTTAAATAAGTACTATTCAGTAGTGTCAAGGGCTGACTCTATCAGCAAGTGGCTAGAAGTAGAAACCTTCCCTACGAAGAAACAGGCAGAAACTTACCTGCTTGAATATTCGAGGGACGATGGTTATATAGATGTGGACCTACGCCTAGAAATCATTTACCGCTGGGAGGAAAGCACTACAAATGAACCGGATTACAACAATGACGATAAGGAAGAAGCCGGAGTACACTAAAGATAACATTGAGGAATACTGGGACCTTTACCGCCTGTGGCCCTCAGTTGTTATTCAACTAGTGAACGACGCTCTTATCGAGGATAACCTGTGCACTTCTCCAAGTGTCCTGAATGTACGTACATCTGCTCGGGCCTTCTTTCAGGCTTCTAGCGGTGAGCTAGCTGAGCACCGGGAGTTAATCCTCTCTTGCCTCGGCTTTGACCCGGATAAAGCCACCAAAGCTATCCTGGACTTAATTAGCTCTGGGACTACTCAAAAGGACATCCTGAAGATTAGGGATTCCTTTGAGAAGCAACTACGACAAAGAACCAAACAACGCCGCCAGAAAGAAAGGGTCACCTAAAAGATGCCACGCAAGAATGTTACCCACATCAGCACAATGGACGTTCCTGACTACTTAGGTAGCTTTGTGCTAAGCCATAAAATGGCTAAGGCTATCAACCAGTACTGGAGGGTACGTGGAGTTGAAGCAGGGGCTTACGTAGAGAAGGGCTCTATTGGTAAAGATATGCCAGCTGTTTACTTCGTTCGTTCGAAGCTTTCTTTCAGCTTCCCGAAAGCCGCTACCCCCCATGCGCGGTAAGCTAACTCTCATCCAGGGGCCCATGTTCGCTGGCAAAACTACAAGGCTTATCAAGGAGATAGCTGAGGTAGAAAGTTTAGGCTTGGCTTATGTTGTCTTGAAGCCAGCTTGGGACACTCGCTACGATGGCCAAAGAAAGCTTGTGTCTCACTCCCAGATAACCGTAGAAGCTCAGCCAGTAAGCTCTTTAGACTTAGGTGATATAGGAACTGAGTACATCTTTCTGGACGAGGTTCAGTTCTTCATAAGCCCTTACGTAAACGTGGGCCGTGGAGAAATCTGGGAGCAGGTAGACAAGGCTCTAGATAGAGGAATCAACGTAGTTGCAGCTGGCTTAAACCGGGGCGCTGGTGGATGCATTTTCCTGGCCTCAGCACGTCTAGAGGCCTTAGCTGATGAGGTAATTGAGCTGAGGGCTAAGTGCCACCTTTGTCATCGTGTGGCTACCGAAACTGTGAGGATAAACAACAGCTTACCTGCCGCACCTTACCAAGTGGGTGGGGCTGAGATGTACCAACCAGCTTGCCTTATACACCTTGCCCAACAAGTTATTCCATAAGTCAACCAGAGTACAATAGTAATTCTCCCCGCTAGCCGGGGCCTCCCTATAAACCCCGAGTATACAGAAAAGGTTAATTACCCATGGAACAGCTGTCCTTTAATTTTGACGTAGTTGCTGAAGAAGCTCCTCCTGCGCCTACCGTAACGAGTGGTCCTACAGTACCACTTAGCAAGGAGGTTTGGCAGCAGAAGTACGCAAACGGGACGGAGACTCATGCTGAGGCTATGGCTCGCATAGCCAAGGCTTTGGGAGATTCTGAGGAACACACAGCCAAGTTCCAGGAAATCCTATCAGAAATGAGGTTCCTGCCAGCAGGGCGTATACAGGCTGGTGCTGGGTCGCCTAAGCGTGTTACATACCTAAACTGCTTTTTGTCTGGAGAAATCTTCGATTCTATGGATTCCATCATGGATGCAGCCAAGGAAGCTGCTGAGACCATGAGGATGGGAGGCGGCATTGGGTTTAACTTCGGGCGCATTCGTCCTAGGGGAGACCTAATTAAATCCTTGGATAGCCGTGCCTCTGGGCCTATTTCTTTCATGGGTATCTTCAATGCAGTGTGTCAAACTATCGCCTCTGCTGGCCATCGCCGGGGGGCCATGATGGGGACTTTGCCCTGCTCCCACCCAGACATCTTCGAGTTTGTCAGGGCCAAGCGAAACGAAGAGAGCTTACGGGGTTTCAATATCTCTGTTCTGTGTACAGATGAGTTTATGGAAGCAGTAAAAGCTGATGGTGACTACAACCTAACCTTTGAGGGAAAGGTATACCGGACTATCCGTGCTCGTGAACTCTGGGACGAAATTATGATGTCTACTTGGGACTGGGCGGAGCCGGGCATACTCTTTATTGACCGAATAAACCGTGAGAACAACGTCAGCTATGCCCATGAAATTATGGGAGTTAACCCTTGCGTTACCGGAGATACTCGTTTAGCTACCTCACGAGGCCTAGTAACAGTCAAAGAGTTATTCGATAGCCAAGAACAACTCAGTGTAGTAGCCGACAAACGCATCTTAAACTCCGGCCTCGGTGTGGAATTTAGGGATGCTGTACCTGTATTCCAGACATCTGAGATGGCTAAGGTGTACAAGGTTACAACTAAGGCTGGTTACTCTATTCGAGCTACAGATTGGCATGGTTTCTTTGTCGCAGGAAGAGAGAAAGAGATTACTAGACTAAAAGATTTACAGGTTGGCCAAAAGCTACTAATACAGTCTGGAGAGGGTGGATTTGGCTTACAGGGGTATCCAGAACTTGGAAGAGTATTAGGGTTTATTACTGGTGACGGACATATCTCAGGAGAAATACCAAAGGCTACCATAGGTTTCTGGGGTCTAGACACTGAGTACGCTGACTCCTTAGCTCAAGACGTAGAGGTAATCCTCAAACGGGAAACTAATAGTCATAAAAAGGTAAGTCCTTATGCTACCATAGCACGGAAATATCGTGGTATCGGTTCTACTGTACTAGCTCGTGTTCTAGCCCGCTATGGGTTTACAAAAGAAACTAAATTAAAGGTTCCTGATGTTATTTGGAAAGGTAACCGTGAAACTGTAGTTGCTTATCTGCAAGGTCTGTTCGAGACCGACGGTACTATCAATCGTTGCGTAGATACGTGCTCAGTTAGACTATCTTCTTCACACCGTTCTCTCCTAGAAGAAGTACAAATACTCCTCAGCAACTTCGGGGTGTACTCAACGATTAGTTCCCGCCGTAAGCCTGGATATAGAAACATGCCTAAGAATGACGGAACAGGTGAAATGAAGGCTTACTTCTGTAAAGAGAACTTTGAGCTCATTATTGATGGTTCTTCAAGAGAAATCTTTATGGAAGAGATTGGTTTCTATGGGCTCCGTAAGCAGGAGAAATACCTCGACTGGAAAGTAGGTAAGGCCCTCTACAAGAAGCAGCCGTTTACATCCGAGATTAGCTCTATCGAGGAGGACGGTTACGAGCCTGTTTACGATACAACTCAGCCTGATATGAACACAGTTATCTTCAACGGTTTAGTTACATCTCAGTGTGGAGAGGTCCCACTTCAACCCTATGGGGCTTGCCTCCTTGGTTCATTTAATATGGTAAAGTACCTAAACGAAGAAGCTAAAGAGTTTGATTGGCACACCCTTATACAGGACATTTCTACTGTAGTAAGGGCTATGGACAATGTAAACGATGTTAGTCCCTTTCCTCTCCCAGCCCAGAAGGAGGAAGCTCGTAAGTACCGCCGCATAGGCTTAGGTGTTACCGGCATGGCTAATGCGCTAGAGTTTTTAGGGCACTCATATGCCTCAGACTCTTACCTAACCGAGCAAGACAAGATTCTTGAGACCCTGTGTAATGCTGCCTATCAGGCATCTGCTTACCTAGCTAAAGAAAAGGGGGTTTTTCCCCGATTTGATAAAGAGAAGTTCCTAAATTCCCCCTTTGTGCAGCGCTTGGCTGAGCCCACTAAAGCTTTAATTAGGGAATACGGGGTACGAAATTCTCACCTAACAAGTCTTGCACCTACAGGAACAATCAGTTTAACAGCTGATAATGTATCTTCTGGTATTGAACCAGTGTTCAGTCATTCGTATACCCGGACCATCCAGACATTTGACGGCCCTGTGGTTGAAGCAGTTAAGGACTACGCATACGCCAAGTGGGGTATTAAAGGCAGAACATCTGGTGAGTGTCCAGTAGAAGACCATGTAGCTGTACTGGCTAGGGCTCAACGCTTCGTAGACCAAGCAGTGTCTAAGACGTGTAACGTTGGTAACCGTGTTACCTTCGATGAGTTCAAGGATGTTTACATGTTGGCCTACGAGAAAGGTTGCAAAGGTATTACTACTTTCCGTGCTGCCGGTAAGCGCTACGGCATCCTGAACGAGACTACCAAGAAGGACGATAAACCTGAGCAGGAAGCCACTTTAGATGTTGCACCAGCTGCTGAGGCGTGCTATTATGACCCTAGTACTGGTAAGAAGAGCTGTGAATGACCGTAGCTAAGATTGGCAAGGTAACTTTGAAATCGCTGGATAACTTAAGGTTTATCCCAGGGCCTACTGACTGTCACCCCTTTGCCATTATAGACAAAGCTGCCCGAGAAGACTGGGAGAGGCTTACTATTACAGGCAAGACTAAACAAGGGGAGCACATCCACTGGAGCTCTACTAGCAGTAAGCCTCTTATCTTGTTTGACATAGAAGTACTAAGAAAGGACTTGGTGTAAAGATGACTAAGAAGAAACAGACAGAAGACAAGGATGCCCTACAGCGGGATGTAACCCCTCTGGACATCTGCCGCTACGACTACCGGAAGCACATCTTCAGGGGCTTCTTTGACACTGTAAATGACTCAGTGGAGTTTACTCCAAGCGGCTGGGGCACAGGGGAGACTACTGACCTGACGAAGAAAGAGTTCAAGCACTTTGCCAAGATGGTCCAGCGTATGTACCAAGACATCCTGGCTCTTGAGGACAAATACGGAGATTCAGATGCTTTCTAGTCGCTATTTCCCACCTTTTACGTTTACAGAGTGTGTAGATGTGTCGTCGGGTACCGATTACTTTCACATTTGGGCTTCCTCAACCCCTACCTCTTGGCCACAGGAACGGTCATACTTTGCAACGGGTAACCTAAAACTAGATAGAAAAGCTGCGGCAATTTTGGCAGGTGCCCTAAAGCTCTTTCTGGACACAGAAAAGGACATCCAGGACAATGACTAGAGAAGAACTACTGGCTAAGGCCAAGGAATATGTGTGCGCCGATAGGGCTGCTAGCTACGCCGGGCCTGAGGAATCCTTTGGCCTAATAAGCCAGTTCTGGTCAGTATACAAAGGTGTACACTTCTCACCGAGAGATGTAGCTGCCATGATGGCCCTGTTGAAGCTGGCTCGTATAGCCAAGAACAGCAACCATGAGGATTCCTGGATAGACGTAGCGGGCTACGCTGCCTGTGGGGTTGAGTGTAAGCAGGAGATGACTGAGCTTCCTACTAGTGAAGCTTTCCTAAAATGCTAAGGATAACCCGTCCGTACATATCTTCCTAAAGTCAAGTCCTGTATAATTTGTGGAGGCAACCTACTAATCTCTAAGGACCTCCTCCCACGTGACCAGAAGCCCCATCTACCAGAGAGTACTTAGTTCCCAATTTAACAAGTGTGCTTACTGTGAAGATGAGATGATTCTGGAGTACGGAAAGGCTAAGTCAGTAACCCTAGACCACGTAGTGCCCAAGAGCCGAGGCGGAAGAGATTTAGTAGGCGCTTGTTATACCTGTAACCAAAAGAAAGGTGCTAAGCCCTTGATGCAGTTTCTAAAAGAGGATTTATACCCCCATGACCATGAAAAAGCTTCTGCTCTTTTTAACTCCATTGCTAGTGGTCTTAACCGTGACCGGGTGCTCCTTCACAAGGACAATACCCCAAGGGAACGAGTTGTGCTTGGTCCTTCTACAGCCTATCTCTATGGGCGGGGTATTGCCGGGGTCAGAGTCCGAGAGACAAGTAGTCCTACACAACTGTCGCTATTTAAAGCTTTGTAAGCCTGACCTTTGGGAGGATACCTGTGGAAGCTAAATACCTGGAACAGATTGATAAGGCTATAGAAAATGCCCCTACCCGCGAGGAGAAGGAGCTTATTCACTGGCACACTACCAACTTCTATAACTTGGCTATCCCTAATAAGTACAGCCCTTGGGGTATAGACCCAGAGGCTTTCAACGCTATGTTAGGCAGCCACGACTTCCTTAGGAAGTATATCTCTACGGAAACAGCTTCCGAAGCTCCTCCTGAACCGAGTGAAGCTTCTCCGGGCTAGCCTTAGCTAACTCTGCATCCGACTTAAGAGCGTCCTTGATAACAGTATCTTGGGCGCTTCTTTCTTTGGAAGCCTCTGCGCGTGTACCGGCCTCATATGTAGCCCAATAGGAAATCCCCCTCCAGATGTACTCCAGAAGGGGACCCAAGAGCTCTTTAATAGAAAAGCTCATCTATGTCAATCACTTAGCAGTAATACCGTTACGGATAGTAGCGCCTAGAGCGGCAGTTACTACCAGCTGAATGGTGTCAGCCAGGGAGGCGTCACCAACCAAGTAAGAAGCAATAGCGCCTAGAGCGGCTACAGCAGCTACAATGTATGTCTTATAACCCTTTAGCATTTCCTTCAGTTGTCCTTTCGTAGTTCAAAGTGTGGCATGTCGATGAACTTGTCATCACCTACAACGCCGTTCATGTTAAAGTCTCCACCCCACCGGATAGAGATTCCAAGGCGTTTAGCTTCGCCTAGAATATGTGTAGCTAGCTTACGCAGCTTAGCTTTGTTCCAACTTAGCTGCCCGTTAACCATAGGGCAAATGTCTACAGCCTCGGAGGGCTGCCTATTGTGCTTTGAAGTAGGCCAAGGCGTCTTGGACTTACCCTCTAGTACAGCTTTGTCCTGGTCTTCCCTGGAGCGATAGCCACAGACAACCATAAAATCTATGGGGGTAGTCTTAATAGCCTCGGTAAATAACTCCTGAAGCTTTGGGTGGGCTGTGCTAAGACGCCCTAGAGAGAGCTTAGAGAACCTAGCCACTTCTACCTGAGCTCCTTAGCTTTTGTTGTGGGTGAGGGCGCTCTTCAGGGGGTTTCCGGCCCTCTAGGCGGGCTTTTACCCGCTCAACGTGGAACCAGGTCTCATCTGGGAGGTACCTAGAAATTACGTTGTAGTCAGTTGTACCCAAGCGGTCTATCAACCTGCGGAGGTGGCCCTGGCCCCAATTATAACCAGCTAGGCCTAGCTCTAACGTACCAAACTTACTTACCTGTTGTCTGATGTACTCTTGCCCAAAGCTCCTGTTTAGGGAGGGGTCATTCAACATCCCCTCATGGAAATTGTCTATGCCTCGTTTCCTAGCTAGCTCTGCCGCTGTTTCAGGCATAAGCTGCATAAGGCCCCTTGCACCTGCTTCTGAGCGGGCTCTAGGCCTGTGGGAGCTCTCTACAAACTCTAGAGCGTTGTACACAGATTCCGGTCGGTGCCCTGCCCAAGGGCCTGTCTCTGGAGGAGCACTACGCCGTGGGAACACTACAGGCGCTGGAGGCTTACGCTGGGGCAAGGGAGGAAGGACTACAGGAGCTGGAAGGCTGGGAGCCAAGTCTCGTAGCCCTGCTTCAGCTAGCGGGTCTTCTTGGGTCATCTGGTCCAGCATATCCCTAGAGATAAGGTCCTGGACAGTAGGGCCGCTAGGCCGCTGAGGGTTAGCCGCTATCTGCTGTAGGAGCCTATTAGAGCGCTCTACACCAGGTCTACTTGTACTTAGGAAATCCAGAAAACCAGCCACAGCTAAGTTAGTACTCCATGTCCAAGGTATAGTCGCCATCAATAAGAGGACCAGCCTCAGCCTTGATAGCTTCCTTGAGCAGCTCGGCTGCCCCCAGGGCTTCAATAAGAGAGAAGCCAACATTCAATACCTGTATTTCATCGTCTTTGTCCTTTACAAGGCACAGCAAACTAGATACATTATCTGCTTCGAAAGCTTTCTTTAGATGACTGTAAGCAGTTGCCAGTCCTTGGTCTACTACGCTCAACGGATTCACCTCTACGGCTTCTTGGGCTTTCTTTGGCTTCTTAGCCTTTTTTGGCTTTAACTTTGTTGGAAACTCTATTACGTCTGCCATTTCTCTTCTTCTTCTTAGCTTTCTTCTTTTTCTTTAGTAGGCTAGGAGTGCTAATCATTCTAGGAGTGGATGCTCGGGATATTACCATCTTCTAATTATCTGTACCGGGGGAGCTTTTTCCTGCCCCCTTTAGGCCTTCCACCATTAGTACTGTTCCTGCCCCTATTAGCAGACTTCGAAAGAATGCGTAAATTGCTTTTAGTAGTTGAGCCACCGGACTTCAGAGACCTTTTGTGGTCTACATCCTTTCCATCCCCCTTGTGGGCTTTACCGGCTTTAACCATGATGCGTCTGGCTTTGTTTCGCGCCGCCCTCTTCTTCTTCTGCTCAGGGCTAGCGTGATACATTTGGTATTCTCTTTTATAATCACGGACTCGGCCTGTAGCCTTAGTAGTCTTTTTGCTACTACTTCTTTTCTTTTTTACTGGCATCGCTCTTTTTTACTTTCGGAATATTCACTTTAACCGAAGGCTTTAGGGAGTACACAATCTTAAAAGGCACATCTGTGTTCGTAGGCATACCGTTTGTGTCTCCCTTAAATTCAACCTCAATTATAGCACGGAATCTTCTTTTGAAAGAAATCATTATAATCCAATGGCTTACCAGCAGCAGCCTCTGCTTGCTCTTCCAGCTTCTTCTGCTTTTCCTGTAGGGCGAGGTACTGCTTCCAACCGTATCCAATCAAGCTGTTATCGTCTAGGTGGAGGGTCATCCCTAACTTCTTCTGGAAAGTCGGTACTACGTGCATGAAGTCCTGGTATAGGGCTACAAACTCTCCGGTAGTAAGGAACTTACGGTAAGTGCTTGGAAACTCCCCTACAAATGGCTGGGGGTTAGCCTCATCAATACCTACAGTAACATACTTAGGTTTGCCTGTATCCAGAAGAGCTGTCTGGTTTACCTGCTCGGGGTCTACATTAGAGTCAAAGCCCACCATATGGGTCTTGCTGTATCCCATTAGCTCCAGGATTCCTAGGGTGCGAATGGCTGAGCAAGTTCCCACAGCTGTTGCCGAGGTAGTAGCTACATTGAGCTTGCCCTTGTTAGCTCTGAAAAAATCCACCAATTCGTTGTTAAACGTGTGAAACCCTAGAACCCTTAGACCGCGCTTGATGAAGTGCCTAGTAACGCTAGGATGGGTCATAGAGGCTAGCAGGAATAACGTATCAGTTGAGGCTTCCTTGAATAGGTCTTTGCGAACCTTGCCCAGTGTGGACACGCCTGTGAGCTCCCTAGGGTCTAGGATTACACAAAAGTCTGGCGTAATACCTGCCGCCACAAGGCGAGGAAAGCTGTGCTTCACGCAGAAGATGTCTGCCCCACGCTCCTTCAGCTGCTTAATCTTGGGCAGGAACTTTTCCAGGCTAGGTCCACCAGATACAACTACAGCTGTACGCTTGTGCGGCTGTAGCCGGACTAACCAGGAATCAATAAGCTTAGTGTTAGTCTTGATGTTCTTTAGGAGCTCTTTCTTGTCTACACAGTCTGTTGGGTTTACCTTGTACGCTCCGAACTTGGGTGACTCACTGTTTGCTTGCTTTACAGCAGCCGCTGGAGCATCCTTCAGGTTGCCCTTTAAATGGGTCATGAAGTTGCCAAGAACTGATTGCTTAAAGGCTGCAAGGCCTTGAGCGTCCTCAGGCGTTAGGCTCTTTGTCTTAAGGCCATGCCACTTGTGGATGTTCAACAGGCGTTCAAAGATGAAACCATCGTGCCACTCGCCGTAGAACTGGAACTCACCTGAGAGGAACATATCCAGGTTGTTACTAAGAAATACACGTACCCGTGGGTTGCTGACCTTGTACGCCACAAAGCTTGTTTCAGAGTAGTAGGTAGACTTACGGCCTAGATGAACCAGGTCAGCCTCCCCAGATACCCAAGAATCAATGTCAGCTTCAGATACCTTTTTGTTAGTGATGGTATCAGCGTCCAGCCAGATAATCCACTCGTAGTTATCCCCTACAGTTGCATTAGCTGCTGCTAGAGCGAATACCTTATTAGTAAACTTAAGAGCATCTAGCTGCCAAGGGATAGCTCCTTGCTTAATGGCCTCTTCGGGGATACGGGTCTTTAGCAGGTTAACCGTACCATCTTTGAATACCTTAAGCTCTGGAATCTCATCCAGGTTACCATACTTAATGTTCTTCTGCTTCAGCATATCTGTGGGAACCCAAGGCTTAACAGGTGTTGGGTACTCCGAGTGATGGTAAACGATGAGGTCTACACTCTTGGGCCAATTAGCTGCCCATGAGCTGATGAACTTCTTACCGTACTTGTGGTAGCCCTTCTCAGAAAACGAGGTTACTACTAGATACTTCTTCTTTTTAGCTTTTACCATTATTGTTACTTCTTATTCCCAAATTCTTGTTAAACGGGGTGTACTAGCCACCCATTGCTTCCATGCCTCTAGTTCATCCCACCACATGCCTGACCAGGAGCAGGACCTGTTAGGGCCACTAAACCAAGGGGCCTTCTCAGTGTAGTGGATAATCTTAGGAGGTTTATCGGTATTGTCCTCCGAGTGGTCAGGGATGAACTGGTACTCTTCAGGCAACCCCACAATGGCTGATTCGTCAGGCAGCCACTTGAATGTATGGAGGTACATACCCGGCATCTGGTTTACACTCTCTGCACTGAGGTTATCCAGGAGGTAATGCTGGGTATTGAAACACATAAAGGCCGACCAAAGTTTCTTCTCGTACTTCAGCTGTAGGCAACCATCCATCTTTACCTCCGTGTAGGTAGGAAACTGATGCTTCACTACAGCCACAGGGTTAGCCGCGTAGTCCTTGTTCAGGATGTCGAAGAGGCTATTCAAGTCTGTACGAAAGAGGAAGTCACAGTCGGCAAATATTGTGTAGCCCTTCAGGCCTAGAGCCCGAGCAATCGTAGGCACCAGAAAGCGGGTGAAGGAGAAGTCGACAGAATGAGGCCGAGTCTCCAGGACATCCACGTACTGGCCTGTAGAGCCCTCAATGAGGGTAGGCCGAGAATATAGGCCTATCTGACGTAAGGCCTTGGTGTACAAGGGGAAAACCTTTACACCTGGGCTCCTACGTTCAATGGAATACTTGGCTACCAGGTAGGCCATAGTCTCTCGAGTGTCTAAGCCGATAAACACTACATTGTCCTCTGGCTCTACGCCAGGGAACATATCCTTAAGGGCTGATACTGTTTTTAGCATGATTACTCGTAATTACCTTCTTAACACAACCTGAGCAAGGGGTACCCTCTATCTGCTTGGATAGGTGGGCTTGGCGTAGCTCCTGCATAATCTTAGAGTTCCATACATCAACGAAGCTGCTGTTGTTTAGGTCACCGTGGATGAAGCGACTATCCGGTACCCCGAAGCAGCAAGCATTCATGGTTCCATCAAAGTTTACGTGGCCCTCCCGGAATAAAGCCCAACAAGGGACTACTGGAACTGGGTTAGCTGCCCGGCCTGGATTACCCCCTACGAATTCCCAAGCCTCCTTCTCGATGTTACCAGCCTGATTGAACAGGGGTAGAGCATACACTTCATCTACAAAGGGTCTAATCTGCTCTAGGGCCTCAGACATCTGGTCAGCTTGGTCGCCTGTGTACTCAATGTATGAAGCGTACAGGCCACACTTGTAGCCACCCTCATCACGGACCTTCTTAGCTGCTTGGATATTCTCTATGGACTTGTACCAATTCTTACGTGGTACTCGGGCTACTTCCTCATATTGCTCAGGTGTGGCAAAGTTAAATGAGAACTTCAGGGAATCCAGTCCAGCTTCCATGCACTCTTTTACCTTCTTGGGCGTAGCGAGTGTACCATTGGTGGTTAGGAATACGTACTCGAAGCCAATGTCCTTGGCATGTTTGATGGCTCGTGGTAGCCACGGCACAATCATGGACTCTCCAAAATAGAAGACCCCCAGCTCTTTTACCCCAGCATCCCGAATCTTCCGGATGTACTCCAGGTACTTCTCTTCGGGCATGTGGTCCTTCACAGCCAAGTCCGCATTCACACAGAAAGAGCACCTCTGATTACAGTTACGGGTAAGCTCAATCTTTACGGAAACAGGCGGAGGAATAATAGGTTCCTTCCAGCTCTCCGGGATAGTAGCTGTTGCGTCAATCTTCTTGGTAATACTATATTCCACTGTAGTCTCTCTCCTTTAAGCCCTAACGGCTATGTAATCGTTGCTGAATTTATCTGTCACTGTGTACCCCATCTCTTTCAGTAGTTCTAGGGGCCTCTCAGGGTTATCCTTTGTAGCTCCTAAGCCTTTTACCTCTACTATAATCACCGGGGAGTCTCTGGCTATAAACTGCCTAGCTCCCTCCAACACATAAGGCTCAAAGCCTTCTACGTCTACCTTGATGAGGTCTACCTTAGGGGTAAGGTCTAGGATAGCGTCAAGAGGAGTTGATTGGACAGGTCTAGCCCATATAAGCTCTTCCTTATGGGGGATTGAGTTACCTGTATTTGTGCCACCCACTTCTATGTAAACCAGTTCAGATTTGTCCGAGACAGCCATGTTAAATATCTCAATGTTATTGATTTTCCTAGTGTTCCTTCTCAGGCAGTTGTATATAGGTCTAACCGGCTCGAAGGCGATTACCTTCTCAAAGTGCTTACTAAAGTGGATAGAGGCTATGCCTACGTGTGCCCCAACGTCCAAGCAAGTACGCTTAAAGAACAACTTGGCCATAGCCTTGTCTCGTACTTCCTTTTGGTACTCCAAGCCATAGGGGAGAAGGTGCTCTTCCCCATCAGGCCACCAAAGGCCGTTTACAAACTTCATAATGGTTAAATGTCCTCCTCGGGCCACATCTTTGCTAGTAATCTTAATTTTTGAATATCGCGTCTTGTACGTGACTCGCTGCACCGCCAGGCTTGCTTTACGTTACCATTATTGGTATAAGGCCAGATGTGGAGCTTCACATACTTGTAGATTGCTGTGTTTACTTCACGCTCACCTGGCCAGTTACGGTTTAGCCACGCCCAAAGCTTAAGTAGCTTATAGGGTGTCGTAGGTCTCCTCTTGGTGAAACCTTTGCGATTGCGTATAGATATGGTGGGAGTAGGTGTGAAGACTTCAGCCATACTCTAATTCTAGTATAGCTGAAGCCCAGGAGCAAGAAGTATTAAGAGGTGTTTAAAAAGCGTTCGTTAAGGAGCATTCGCTCCGCTCACTATCGCTCTCTTTAGGGGGCTGTGTGAAGAGAATTCAAGAAATTATGGGTTATTTCGCTTAGTTGCATAAGGGATGGGACTAGGACTATTAGACCTACTACAACCCCAATGGCTATGCGGATTCCTTTGCCTTTATTGTATACATCCAGAAGTGTTTTAATCGCTGAGGATATTTCGTTTAGACGTATTTCCACTCGCTCCTCAAAGGCAGTGAGGCTGTCTTCTATAGAGTCAACTCGGCCTTCGAGCTTACCGAGGTTGTGGTATACGTCAACTATCTTATCAACCAAGTCTTGGGGGGCTGGTGTCATCTTTCAAGTTTCTTCTCAAAAGTTAGAGTTTCTAGTGCTCTGGGTAGACCTGAGCAAGGTTAGCTTGCTCTCTACGAATAGCCGGAGAGGCTCTTCGCTGTTGTAACTTTCCTTGATTGATGCTACGTAGCTGTTCCATCACCCGCCTGGTTACCGTTGGCATGTCTATTTTAACACGGTTTTTCACAGCAGCTGATTGGTTAGATGCCTGTAAATCCTTCAGATAATCCCGGTACTCTTGTAGGAATTCTTGTTCTTCTTCGGCGTTGCCTTGCTGGCGGGCTAGGATAGACTTAACCCGTAGGGCCACCAAAGAATCATAGGCTCTTTCCTTAGCTACGGCAGTCCGGGAGACTAGCCGGTTAGAAGCGAACTGCTCCTCACGGGCACGAGATACCTTGGTAGGAGTGAACCCAACAGCCTGGAAAGCTGTATCGAGGTAGTCATAAGTAGTCGGCAGTACGTTACCTTGGCGAGATACAACCCCGTACTCATTAGCGTACATGGCCTTAATTGGGTTACGGATAGCTGCCGGAGCTAAAGTAGCCATAGCTAGAGTTTCGTGACCGCTTACCCAGTAGTTGTAAGCATCCTGAATAGTACCTACTGTGGACCCTGCTGGGCCAAGAAGGTCCCAGATGTCGCCGCTAGTGGTCACTCCGCTGAAGGTTTGTACACCCACACGCTGAGAAATATCGATACCGGCTAAAGCACGTACAGCCCCTTTATCAACCATCTCAGCCACCATGGATGAGCCAGTTAGGTCTGTGAGGGCTTCTCGTAGCTCTGTTTCGATGTCAGGGTCAATGCCAGTAATTAGCTTGTACAGCTTGTCATAGGCATCCTTAGCGGGTTCACCAAAGGGTACTGCCCCGGACAAGCCAGATGTTGCCATTAGGCCTAAGAACAACACAGCAAAGGCCTTACGGGCCTCTGGTGTAGTCCCACTCCAGTCGAGCCTTCCGTCTGTAAGCTTAATTCCAAAGGCTTGTTTGAACAGCCCTATATACTGGTCCAACATCTTCACAGGGAAGGCTAGGAACTGGGTGGGAACAGCTAGAGCACCTCTGAAGGCCTTAGCCCGGTTGAACTTGGTAGTATCCGGGTGGCTAAGCTCAATAGCTATTTCAGCCATAAGAGAGGCATCGTTTACGTCTGAGCCAGCCCAGGGAGTGCTTTCCAGCATCTTCTCAAGGCGAGCTTTGATTGCTGGAGAGCTCTTAGCTTTCTTGGCTAGGTCATAAGCGGCTAGGGCTGTGGCTACTCGAGTGGTTGCCTCGACCCGGTTGAACATGAAGGAGAAGACGTTACCGGCCTTGTTAGCGAAGTCAGTGAAGCCTTCTATCTGCTTCTTTTCACCTGGTAACTGAAGGGCCACATCGCGTGCTTGCATCTCCTCGACGACAGTGTGGGGCCTTAGAGTACCCTTCTCAATTAGGTCGTAGATAAGGCGCTCGTGCTCAGAGAGACTTTCCAAGTCATCAGTGGCCTTATCAATAATGTCCTTGTAAGGATTTGGGTTGGAGGGGTCACTCCAGCGGATAAACGAATCCTTAGACAGGAGGGATTGGTTAGTGTACTTGGCTAGAGCCTTAGCTGCTTCACCCGGGCTACCGTACATATTGGTAAGAATAGGCAGCGAGGAGTGCACTACCTGAAGCATATTGAGGGCTGCCGAGGAAGGATTCAAGCCCAGGAAGTAGTTAAACATCCAGCTACGAAGCTGAGCAAACTCATTCTGGTTAGAGAAGACGTAGTTTACGTAATCGTCAGCATACTCTCTGACTGACTGATGGATTACCCCGGTCATAGCCTTGTGGGCCAATTCAGCTCTGGCACCGTTCATGCTAGAGGCATACTGGTTCTTGGCAATGGTAGTAGCTGCCCGGCTAGCATAGACTGAGCCAGCACCTACTACATAGTTGTCCAGGTTGTCATTGTGCAGGTACCCTTGAAGGCCTAGGGATTTCTTCTCATGAAGAGCAAAGCCTCTCTTGGCCCAAGCTTCTCTCATGGACTGAAGAAGGGCTAGGCGCTCTTCATTAGAGAGGCCTGGAATCTCATTAGCCAAAGCCATTTGCTCAAAGATGTCGAATTGGCCAGCAGTAATGAAGTTGCGGGCAGCCGCTGCTGATTTTATGCCGGTGAGGTCAACTACGCCGAAGTTAGGCTTATCCACGGGCATGAAAGCACCTGGATGAACAGCCTTGAACTCTTCCAAGCGCTTGTTCATGTATTCCAAAAGATTAGCTTTGCTCTGGAGCTTACCAAACATATTAGTAGGTAGATTGATTGTACCTATACGCTCATAGGGCTCATCTTCAGCTACTGTAGTCTTGATACGGGAACCAATGGTTGGAGTAGCTGTTGGCTGGCTCTTGTCGTAGATAGTTACGAAGTAGGGAGACTGACGAACACGGGGTAGATGGAAATGCTTGGACATCTTCTCAATCTGCTCTAGGGCTGTAGCAGCAGCTTCTAGTTGGCCTAGTTCTTCCACTGTAATAGTGTTGGCTACTCTTCCCTGCTTAGCTCTAATCCGGATAGTATCTGAAACTATGTTCCGCATGTTCAAGTTTGTAAAGCCAGCCTTCTCCAAGGCATCGCCGAAGACATCCCAAGTGGTCGAGAGATAATGTTCCTTACGGAGGCCGCTAAATAGTCTGTCAATTACCTCTAGGTGCCGCATGAGCTTAGGTGTAATAGTTACAGTATCTCCAGCCTTCACGCCTAGACCTGCAAAGTCAGAGTCTAGCTTAATGTCAAAGGTATCTGGGTATGAGCCGTCAGGCTTGGTAAACTTGGGTAGAGGCTTTTCATTGATAGCTAGGTAAGCAGCAGCCTTGCTGAACGATGCCCTATCTTCCTTGGACCACTTAAGGATAGGGACAAGTTTAGCTGTTGCATAGGAACGAATAGCGTGGGCCTTTTGCTCCATCTGCTTGGAGATGTGGAACAAGGGGCGTAAACTTGGGATGCGGCTAGCGTGTGTCTGAAGGTCCCTGAACCACCAACCAATCAGGCCAATACGGCTGGTGGCTGAGCGCAGGTCTTCCTTGAAATTCTCTGGGCGCTTACCGGGTAGTGCTGATACAAGGGAGTTCTTTTCTTTAGCAATCTTATCCTTGAGGCCCGCAGACATCTTTTTAACGGGATTCTCCCAGTTAAAGGTATCCTTGTCCTGGATTTCCACAAAGGAGCCATCGTAGATTACGTAGTTAGGCTCACTCTCGTTAGTACCTCCCATAGCCGCGTATCTGTGGCCTGGGATATTCCCTACTTGAGCTAGGGCTAGAGAGGCTTGCATGTCAGAGGGATGCTCATGGCTAGGTACTCTCAGACGAAGTTCTTCGTAAAAGTCGCGGCCACTAAGATTCATAATATCTAAAGGTTCCCCTAAGGCGGCCTCTGTAAAATCATTTGGGTCTAACTCGTCTAAAATACGCACGTCCTCTGTATGGCTAGGGGGGTGGTACCCATAACCATTAATCTTATCGTCTTTAATCCTAGCAATAGCATCTTTAGCGGGGATGTTATCAGTTTGCATAAGTGCAAGAACTTCTCCTATAACACCTAGTCTCATGCCTGAATTTTTCCCCTTATAAGTAGGGTCTATCTGGACCCTTAGGAATTTCTTAGCAATGGCCATCACACCCCTTTTAACATACTCACTCTGCTGATTAATAGGTTTATCCCAGTCTAGGAGGTGGCTTTGATTAATTGGGTCATTCCAGAACTTAACCCAGTAGGAGATGGGTAGAGGCGTAGGTGCTCTGTATTTAAAGTTAGTTGTATCTAGACTTTCTAGAGCTTCTATATAACTCTTAGACTTTCTTATCTCATCGCGTACTCGCGCTAAAAGTACATCCCTAGTTTCGTATAAAGGTTGGAAGGTTTGGTCCTCGGTAACCTCTTTATAGTCCTTCTCGGTTATGAGGAGTACTTTTTTCCTATAGCTTACACTACTCGCTATAGCGTCTTCTGTTGTCTCGAACTGGTCAAAGTCTTCAGCAAGCTCTGAGAGGGCCCTGTACATAATATCAGGGTCTTTATACGACATAGCTAATTCTAGCATCTTTTTTGTTGTTAGCGGTACCCCCTTATACTGAAGGATTGGGTTTTTATCTCTAACAGCTGCTTTAAACTGTCTAAAGTAGTTCTTAGCAACTTCTTGGGCTGAGCCAAAGTATAACCCCCAGCCAAAAGCTTGGTTACCCTCCCCAGTACCTATAAAGTCTGTATTGAATTCACTAAAGTCATGAGGAGAGATGTGAGTAGCATCTACCGTGTTCATCAGGTTACGCACATGAGCAAACTTTACAATGTCCAGGTTCTGGAAAGCCTTGTTGGCTGGTGTACGTCCAGCTACCAGCTCACCTGAGCTTATCCGGTCAAACAGGTCAAAGACTTCCTCAGGCGTAGAAACACCTAGGATGTTATTTATGTATGTACGGAGATAGCCTAGAAACTTCGCTACGCGGTTTCTAATCTTTTCTACGAGGTGGGGGTTTTCATTTTGGAAATCATTCTTGAAGCGCTGGGTTTGGCTAAAGTGCTCAGCAATAGCTTCCTCTAGTAATCCCTCTTTTCCAAGGTTCTTGTACTCGGGGTTTGTATCAAAGCCATACAGGCTTACCCAATTACCCTTAACAGCAGCCCTCTCAAGCATTTTCCACTCAGGCACCGAGATGAGCCCAAGGTTACGAAGAGCGTGGATGCTCTCGTGATTAATGGTAGAGATAAGGCTACGCCCTTCTGGCTGAAGAGCTGAAATAACTAGGGTCTTACCCTCTACGTACCCACCGGCCCCATTAGCCAGCTTCTCGAGGGTAACAACAGGGTCTACGTGGCCCAGGAGGCCCATCCGTTGGAGAACACCCTTTAGAATTGTATCTGTCTCGTGCTTCAGAAGGCCAGCCATAGTCCGCTTGACAGCTTCCTCACGCTGCTTAACAGCCTTGTCTCTAAATCTATTCGGAGCCAGAATGCCCGCTAAGCCTTTGTTAGCGGCCAGGTCCTGATTGTACATCTGTAGACCAGCGTCATTCTTTGTAGGGAAGTCCAGAACAGCTGACTTCTTTAAGGCGTTACCGAAGACATTTGGGCTCCTCCGTGTAGAAGCTGTGAGCTGCTCAATGACATCAGATACATTGGCCCGAGCTGCGGCATCCCTAGGCTTAGTACTAGTCATGCTTGGGCTGAGGTCAGCTGTAGCTATCTGCTCATTGAACTTCTTACCGCCGAGGTACAGTTCTTTCTCAGCAGCAGCCTTCTCAGCTGGAGTTAGCGCTCGATAAGAAGGGGAATTAATTAGGTTCAGGCGAGCCTGTTCAAATTCTTCAGTACCTTCAGGAATAGCATTTAGCATATAGTCACCACCTAGGTGACGTTCCCCTGGAGGATTAGCAGCTGCCTGATTATTTATCTGGTTACGCTCTACGATTTCCTGAAGCTCCAGGTCAATTGGAGCAGCTACCTGTTTCTTGGCCTTACGCTGGATGCTAGGGAGCACAGGCTTAGAGATGCCTAAGTCCTTGTTCTCGTAAGTATATTTAGCCTGGAAGAGGTCATAGGCTTCTTTTAGTTTAGCCTCTCTAGCTTCTTTTGAAAGGGTTCGAAAACCTGGGTCCCTCTTTACCTTGTCGAGGTATTCTACTATCTTCTTGTTGAACTCAGCAGCCGAAGAGACCGCAGCCTTCTGACCCACTTGAGTAGCTACATCTTCCGGTAAACCGAGTGAGGCAGCCCTTTCAGTAGCCCAGCGGCCTACAAGAGGAGGGGCCATGCCTTCTTGGGTGACTTCGCCACCAGAAGCTGTTACTCCCCTGGAGGGAGCAAAGGTAGCTCCTACAGGGTTCTTGGGATTGTATGATTCGTTCTTGGCTGCTTGGGCTGCATTGGCCTTGGAAATTTCTCCTATAGCCTTTTGCTGGCCTCTGGTTAGGTCTCGAGGTTGACGAGGCTGGAACTCCATCCCGGCTGAGCCTGGGCTTAAGTTAGCAGCTGTCCGGGCCTTCTTGGCTACTGAGATACCTACAGGTCCCGATTGAATTAATTGGTTATAGACAGCCTCAACGTTATTCGGAGCTATCTTCTGGGCAGCTAATACGAAGTCTTCTTTGGTAACAGGAGCTATGTCTTTAGCTGCTTCCTGGTCTACCCTCTCCTCAAGCGGATTAGTTGCCGGAGACTTACCTAGAAGGTAAGACATACTTAGCTCAGCTACGCCACCTGGTAGCTCTAGCATACCCTCCATTGCAACACCGGCTGGGTCGTAGATACTACCTGTCTCACTTACCTGACCAGCTACTTCTGAGCCAGCGCCTAGACCTACTTGAGTGGCAACACCTTTAGCTACCTGCCCCGGAATAGAGCGACCAGCTAAAGCAGCTTGTTCAGCCGAGCGAACAGCTAGGGGAACTCCGCGAGCTCTCTCGATAGCCTTTACGGCACCAGTAGCCCGCCCGGCCATACCCATAGATAAAGCGTCAATAGCAGCCACTGGAGTTGCATAAGCTAATGCTCTCCGTTGTACTTCCTGTTGAACTTGGGGGTTATTAGCGAATACACCAAACTGGTCAGAGGCCGGGTCTACCCCGTGCTGCTGAGCTAGTTCCTTTAGGACATCATTGTAGCGGGTAGGCTGGTTAACAGCAAAAGAGCCAATACCTGCGCCAGCTACAGCACCGAGCGGATTACCGCCACTAACCACGAGGCCAGCAGCTGTGGTAGCCAGAGGTACAGCCATAAGGGGAGCTGATTGAGCTAAAGCTGGAAGAGTAAAATTGAGGGGATGAGCTACAGCTTGGCCAATGGCAGGAAGGATGCCTTCACTTGCCTTCTCGGATGCTGCTCGATATTCAGGACTAGGCATCACATCAGGCATAGGAGCAGGGGTATCCCTCATCCACTCCTGGGCTGTGTCTTCGCTGTAGAAGCCTAACTGCTCTCCGGCACGAACCAAGGCATCATAGCCTTGGGATATACCCATCTTTGCATAGTCAGCTGTATCAGCTTCTTTTACAAAGGTACCCCGGTTAGCGTCGTAAAGGACTGGCTCGCCCTTACTATTTGTAAGCCGAGTCTCCCCATGTACTAGAGGCTTCCAGGATAGATTGTCACTTAGATAGCTAAGAGACCCATCTGGATTACGCTTAACGTGCACCTTTGCCATTTACTTTTACCCGGTTTATTCTGTGGTTAAGCCATCTGTGTCGATGGTTGAAATATTAGATGAGCTTACAGCGTCGGCATCCCCACCTTGACCTAAGTAGGCTCCGAGAAGTTCGTCCCGCTTAACCATAGCCTCCTGGGCAGCTTCAGTGTTCCCAGATTCCATAAACTTGGCAATCAGGTTATTATAGGAAGTAATAAGCTGGGGATTAATACGAATACCTGCTTGGGCTTTAGAAAGGGCTAGCGAGTATGCCTGGTCTAGCTGTCTCTGCTTAAGTGCCTCGTTCACCTGATTAGCTCTACGCTGCTCCTGGAGCATACCTTCATTGTAATCAGCTGTACGGCCTCTGGACATTGCTTCGGCTACATCAGCACCACGCTTATTGGAAGTTTCCTGGCGTTGGTTCTTCATACCCTCGTATGTCTCTAGGGCATTACCGACACCTGAAGCAAACTGGTAGCCAGCATCGTTGGGATTACCTGAAGCACCTAGAAGGCCTAGACCCATAGCAAGCATTGGATTCATCTCGAACATCTTGTCCATGCCTGTAGAGGTATCCGGGAATAGGTCAGCCATTGTAGAGACCTCTGTCTGGCCCTTATCAGCGCCTAAGGGGTTGTAAGCATTGGGGCTGGGCTGTTCCTTACCGCCTTGGGTTAGGCTTTGGAGGATACCTTGAAAAGCTGGGTTAATCTCTCCCGAAGGCATCCCCTGAACATCTGTAGGTGCTGCGGGGCCGAACTGCTCACCGTAAGAAGTAGGAACAAATGGAGGAGTACCTACCTGTTGCTGCTGGGGCATACCTGCTGGAGCTGTAGCAGCGTCCCACAGTTCTCCGGGACTGGGGGGAACTAGCGATAGTAAGCCACGGCCAGCACTCTCGAAGAGACCCCCAACTGGGTTACTAACATTCTCTTTTAACCAAGCTAGAATAGCCGGGTCTGTCTCGTAAGAAGGGTCTTGGTAAGTGGCTCTTCCAGGGTTACGAATACGACCTCGGTCTACTTGACCGCCTTCAGCATAGCCCTCTACGAGACCACCTTCAGCCTTCTTGTTGGAGTTGAAGATGCCTGTGTTGCTAAGGAATCCTAAGCCAGTGCTTAGGCCCCCTAGGATTGAGTTTAGAGTACTCTGCTGGGGATATGTGTTAGCCTGAGTAGTTGTCTGGCCTGTCTGATACTTCGACATATCAGCACCATTAACAAGATTGCTAAGGAAGCCAATCTGGCCCTTGTTGTAATCCCTCTGGTTAGTAAAGTCCTGGTAAGCTGTATCCAAGCCAGTCTGTGCCAGGTTACGCTGGATGTTACCTGAGTTATAAAGAGCCTCAGTATCCTTAAGCTTGTATGCCTGATTAGCATCACCAAGATTAGATAGACCTTGGGCATACTGAAGGTTAGGCTGAAGCCGGTCAATGCCAAACTGGCGGTCTTTGTTAAATTGGTCAACTGCTTGGCCATAACCTGAAGAATAGAGGTCAGCTACTGTAGAGTTCAGATTACGCTGAGTATTACCAAATAGTTCCTGCTCAGCAATGGCCTGGCGAGAACCACCAAAGGCACCAGCTAAGCCAGCAGAACCACGAAGCCGATTAAGCTCCTGTTGGTTGGTACGCAAGGCCTGTTCAGTTGTAGTGTTTACTACGCCCTGAATGTAAGGATTCATGTACTGATTGAGTTGGTCAGTACCAAATGTACTTGGCATATTGCCTAGGGCTTGTAGCCCTTGCATACCCTGGTTTAGAGCAGTACCTGCCTGGTCGTACAGGCCTTGCTGAGAACCCTGTAGGTTACGGGTCTGCTGAAAAGACTGTAGCTCATCAGGCGTAAATCCAGCTACACGCTGGCCTGTATACGCAGTGTACGGAGTGTTCGCCTCAGCCTTAGCTGCTCCTAAGGTGTCATAGAGAAGACCCTGGAGATAAGTGTCATAGGAGGACGAAGAAGTTGAATTAGCCCCAGTAGCTGTGGGTGGTTGAATTAGAGCCATGCTTGTTGTTACTTACCCCTCATCGCGGTCTTCTGAAGCTTTACCGGGTCTACGGATTCGCCATAGAGCTTGTTAATTTCCTGTTGTACCAAATTCTTAATACGAGCTGAGCCAGCCTTGCTAGACCCTCTGCCGAGCATGGCTACCTGAAGAGCGGGTACAACGTGCTCCCCATCACTTAGGGCTGCCGGAGTTCCACCACCAATTATGGCAGGAACACCGTCGGACATGCCATCACCTGGCCCACGGACTATGCCACCACGGGCCATACCAGCTGCCTGTAGGAAGGCAGACCTGCGCTGACCTCCCCCTTGTTGCTGAAGTTGCTGAATAAGGGCTGCTAACTGAGCCTGGTCATCTGAGGAGTAACTGCTTTGACTATTAGACGTAACTCCTTCTAGTCCCGAAGCTAGTTTAGCCAGACTTGATACATTCGTCAACCCTGAGCTGCCGCTCCCTAAAAACCTTGAGGCTTTACTAAGTGGAGAAAAGAATGGGCTAACAGACCCGGAAGCGCCTACTTTACCAGCAGCCTTTGTAAGACCACTTAAGCCACCAGCACCGCTGAAGGCACCACCAGCACCACCAAGAGCTGCCCCGAGAAGGGCACCCTTGGCTCCACCGCCCGAGATTAGTCCACCTAAACCACCTAGACCAGCACCAGCAAGAGCTGAGCCAGCTGTAGCACTAATGCCTAATCCGGCACCTAGGGCTGTCCCGATACCGGGAGCAAGAAAAGAAAGAGCGATAGGGGCTACTAGGCCCATTATGCCCCCGAGGCCCCCCTTCTTATTGCGCTTGGCAATAATGGGGTCTAGGGCTCCAGGGACTTGACTCCAATTAGAAACCGGCTTACCCCCTTTGTAAACGACAATCTTGTTGATGTCGTCAAGGGTATCTGCTACACCCTTTTGGCCAGTATCTTGGTCAGTTCCTTTCCAGAGGCCCCACTTCTTTTCTAGGATGAACTTGTACGGGTCAGAGAGGGAACTATAAGCCTGTTGGTTAGCCATAGCTTCACCCCCGCTGCCTATGAGATTAGTTAAGCCTCGTGGTTGCTGGGTATCTAGAGCTGGACGACTGAACGTAGCTACTGGTTCGCTAAAGCCTTTTTGGCCATACGAATAGAGATTATCCGGGCTGTACTCTTTAGCGTAAGTATCGGTGTAAGCAGTTGTCATCCCTAGATTATACCATAATAAGCGGAGCGAACGCCCCTATAAGAGGTTAAAACAGACGTTCTATATATACGTAGGTGTACCTCTCGTTAACTCCGCCAATACCAGCTGCTTGGCCCCACCCGTCTGTAGCTCTGGTGGTTGTGCAGTTGTGCTCAATCTGGTACTCTGTGGCACTGGTAATTGTTACGTTGACTATTGTCTCTGCCACTGACTGAGTTGTAGCGTTAGCGTAAGCGGACTGGCCACTGGTTAATCCCGTAGCATTGGTTACATCGTAGACTCTTAACTTATGTCCATCTACCAGATAAGCCGGGGCAAAAGCCCGGATTACGTAAGACCCAGGGACAAGAGTGAACTTGTTAGAGGCTAAGGAAACTATCTGGCCTGGGTCAAAGCTTTCGGTAGTTAAGTCCCGAAGCTGCCAAGAACCTGAAGTGGCTGTGCCTCCGGCTGTCCCGGAAGATTTCTCATCAAAGAGTAAGGCCTTGAAAAGAGGACCTATTTCTAGAACTTCCACAGAGGGAGTAGAGCTAATGAATACCTTGATGTAGCTACCCTTACGAGGTAAATACACGGAGGTTACATCTTCCCCATTGACCCTAGTAGTTGTCGGAAAGGCCACAGTTACACCGTTACTGTGCCCGGCATAAATGGTGTAGGTTCTTCCTACAGCAGCCTTTGTAGGAGTTGGTATTGTAATTGTGCCCGTGGAACTAGACCAGAAGATACCTTCTACAGAGAGGTCAAAAGTTATCGAACCACTAGCCGTGGAGTAAGCATATTCCTTCTCAAAGATACCAACAGGCCCCCGGCTGGAGGTTGATATTACGGCACAGGTGTCGTTTGTAATTGAGCCGAATGTTCTTGTAACTAGAGCTTTGTAAGTATCTGAAAAAGCTACATTGTACGGGATTATGTTACCGCGTAATAAACAGTGTTCAAAAGATACCTGGACATTAGCTGAGAGGGGCTTACAGAAGAGAGCTGTACGTGTATCCCCTTGACTTGCCTCTGTGACTAGAAGCTCACGGCAAGCTACAGAAGCCTTACCACCAATAGATAGCATGTTTAAGCAGGCCATCACCACATTGCTATTCAGGGTAAAAGACCGTGCAGCTGTAGACTCAAAGTTGTAGCAGGTACTCTTGTGGGTAAGCTTTAGAGTAGCCGCTCCATCAGTAACGGTGTCATCATACTCAGTGGGCCAAGCTGGTTCAGTACCACCGCCTAAACCACCAACTGTGACTTCAAAGATAGCGTGTTGGCCTATATAGGTAGCTGTTGGCTTTACAAGTTCTCCCACGGCATATGTCCGGGCTGCTGTCCATCGGGGCGAGGAGCGGCTAACGCACTGCCAGACTACCGTACCATCAGTTGTGGAAGCGCCTATTGTGTAAGTAAACGTAGGAGGGCTACCTGCAGAGGTCCCTCCTGTGGTAGCCGTAAAGCTGTAGTTATTGTAGGTAACTTCTTTGCCACTAGAGTAGGCGGTGGAATTAGCTCGAGCATCTAAGTCATTGATAAACGGCCTGAAATCTTCAGAGTGGTTACTGCTAATTATAGGGCAACGGGTGGACTTATGGGTAGGGCTGTTGTCTATGATGTCAAAGTTGGTGTCAAAACCATTGATAATATTACTGTGGATGAAGGCATTCTCAAAGCCGCTCAGGTGGATACCATATTTGTTCTGGCCATACACAGCAGAATTCTGGCGGGACACATGACACCCGATAATTTGGATAGAAGCCGCTGGAGCTGCCGAGGAACTGGCTACTTCTCCCCACAGCCACGCATAGCCATAATTAGAGAAGCCTTGGCAATCCTTGATAATGAGGCTATCTGTTTCCCCTGTTATCTTTATACCCATGTACAGGTCTTGGCTGAAACGAACATTCTCAATTGTAAAAGAAGAGCCAACCCGGCTAGAGCCAATATCGTTTAGAGTAACACCTACAGAATCAGGGTCTGTAGCATCTTGGCCTATAAGGCGAAAAGAAGAAAGTTTAGGGCCAAACTTCAACTCCGATTCAACCTTGATTGTGGGGGTAGCCCCAGTAATGTGTTGGAGGATGGATATATCAGTACCAGCCCCAACTAAGCGATTATTACCAGTTAAAGTAATATCCGTGGAGAAATACCAGGTACCCTCAGGAATTAAGACCGAGAAGCCATATAAGGCCGCTGTAGTAAGCGCCTGGTTAATAGCGGGACCATTATCAAATGTAGTATTGTTAGCAACAGCCCCATAACGACGGATGTCTATGAAGCCTACGTTATCGTAAGTGTTTTCGATATACCTGGAGAGCGCAGCATCATTCAGGCTTAAAGCCTTGATGAGTGTACCCCACAGAGCAGGGGAGATAACTGTGTTAGTTGGTGCTTCAGGGTAGCGAGTTAAACCCTGTTGCTTAGGGTAAGCTGAAAAAGCCATTTAGTTAGCACAGCCCCTTAGTTTCTGCCGTTAGTGCGGGTGCGGAGTCTCATCTTACCTAGCTGCCAGAAAGAGCCAGCAGAATCGGCCTCAATCTTTATGGACAGTTGTCTGCCCCGGCCTCTAATATCTACCTTTTCTGTAGATGGTTCTATGAGGTAAGGGCCCTTTTCTTCAACAGGACCATTGGGGTACTTACGAAACTTAAGTGTTATTGCTGCTTGCCCCAGCATACGGAAGTCTGGAACAAGCCTGTCTGCAAATACAATCTCTTCCCCATTAGCCATGTCAAACTCGGCAGACTCAATATAGGACTCAAGAGCATCGTTGTCAGCATCCAGGCCCAGCTCGTGAGTATACATAAAGCCGTCTGTGCCGAAGCCTACAGGGTTGTTCAAGAGGCCAACATCTAACCAGCACGACCTGTTTAAAGTGCCGTAGTAGAATACATTTTCATCGTAGTTAAATATTACGTAAGCATCACAGTCATTGGTAGTTGAGTTTACACTTTGGTAAAACCATATGACTTCTCTGTACAGGCTGTTATGGCCCGCAAAGATTTTTTCCTTCTGGAATTTATCGATGTTAAAGGCTCCAGTATCCTCAAACAAGTCTTTAGTAATTGGACAAGCAATGGTTTGCACTTGGCCATTGTACGAGAAGAAGCCCTTTAGGCCCATCCAGTAAATAGTGCCACCTACGTCTATAGTGGCTTGCTGGGAGAGCAACCCACAGTTTTTGCCTAGTACGTCGAAGGAGAAATAGTAGGGCTCCCCTGTGTACTTGATGTTGTAGAGAGCTGTGTCTGTCCAGGCTAATGTCTCAGCCTTTGTCTCCTGGATACCCACAATGCGCGAACCATCCTGGAGTCGATAGTCACCAGCGGTATTTATACCTGAAGGTGTCCACGTTGTGTAATCTTCATCGGCACTCCAGCGCACAAGCATTGGGTCATAGGTACTAGTGGCAATATCTACGGTGCCGAAGGTCATTAAGTGACGTGTAGGGTATGTTACGTTTATAAAGTCATTAACAGCAGGAGCCTGTGTAATCTGAGTAGCTCTTACACCTGTCCCACCAGAAGCATCCCAAACATAAACGGGGCCACCTTTGTAGTTGAATACTAGGTCCTCACCCCAGTTATCCCCGGACCACTTGCGCAGTTTACGCACCAGACCCATAGGAGCAGCCATACCGTAAGGACCTGAACCATACGTACTACGGCCATAGCCATAGACGATGTTGTTGCTCTGGTAGCCAGAATGAATAGGGATTAAACCAGTAACAGTGCCACCAGCATTAGTGCTTGTGGCTGTTGCTACTTGTTCAGAGTCTACTATAAAGGAATTGGCGTCTACCACAGAAGTTACCAGGTAGGAGCCATTTAGAAGGACAGAGCCGCCTATGGTAGTGGCGGCTAGAAGACTGATGTAATCTCCAGCTACTCTATCGTGGGCTGAAAGGGAGACAACAACGGAGGTCTCTCCAGTTACTACACTAAGAGCATTAGAGACTGATACACTACTGGACACTGGGGTAATATCATTAAAGACACCCCCCTCTACAATGTACATCTTGGCGTGAGTGCCTAAACCCACGTATGTGTGGTAGGTGTCTAGGGTAGTCCAGTTAGTCGTATAGCGAGCTACGCCATCAAATGTATTAGGCGAGCCTTTTTGCCAACCACCAATACTCTGTGGTAATCCCTGCTTAAAGCGGACCTTATCCATCTGGTACCAGCTACCTTCGGAACCGTAGCTAGTAGTATCCCGGCTAATCCCCGGCTTTAGCTCCAGTGGTATAAACTTTGAATCTGAGGACATTAAGCATTTAGTTCCGTGATGAAAATCTTGGTAGTTGCGTTACTGCCATTGACTGTACCTGTGTTTAAGCCTGTCTTGGCAGCTCTCACTGAGACTGTAATAGCACCTGTAGTTGCCGGGCTTAACTCAGCAATTAGTGTGTGCTGTAGTGTCTGGCTAATGGCTGCATTATATGTATTAACAGCATCTATGGCTGTGGGAGACCCATCCCAGAATAAGCCCGTCATTAGCACACTGTCAGCGGTTGTACAAGCAACTGGTACATAGGCCTGGACGATGAGGCGACTGGTTGTTGACTTGGGGGTAAATGTGAGGGAGCCCACACTCCATCCAGTGCCAGCCGAAAGAGAGGTAGCCGGGCTGGATACGATTACTGGAGTAGCTGACTTGGAGACGGCAGCGTTGATGCAAACAGTCCCGCCGCGAAGATTGTCGAAGTACCCTGTAGAAGCGGATACTCGTGAGGCATCAACAGCGGAAACCCCAATAGAGTTACAGTTAACAACCCCTGCTGTGAGGGTACCGGAAACTTGGCCTGATGTAGCTCTTAGAACTCCTACACTAGCAGTAGCTACAACATCCAGTATTCCACTGAAGGAACCGTTAGTAGCTACCAGGTTAGGAGTAGTTAGCGAGGTAGCTGTTAAGTTAGTTATAGAGGCAGCAGCAGCTGTTAAGGCTGTAGTGATACTTACATTAGCAACTGTTAAGTTCGTAGCTACTAAACTAGCAACAGAACCGTTCTTGTACATAGGGAAGGTAACAGGAAGTACTGAAGTCCCTGTAGAGTACACCAGGATTGCTGTAGACGCAGGGATACTAACTCCAGTTCCCCCTGAAGTCCTAAAGGTAACAGTCTTATTTCCCGTGGTGTAGTTGGTAACTACTTTGAACGTAGGGATGTCCGGATACACAAGAGTGGCTGTAGTAGTGAGAGCACCCTCAGCCTGTAGTATACGGTAGCGGGCGTCGTCAGAGACACCACTAGCCACAGATACAGTGTTAGAGCCATCAGCTACCGTAATAGCCTTAAATCCGTTGAGGGCCGAGTCAATCAGGCTAAATTGGGTATTGATAGTCTCACCCCAGGTACCGTCGTTATCCCCGGTGCCTTGTAACTGAAGGCGGACTGTCGAAGTAAAAGTAGATGACATAGTTGTTACTCAGTCCCTTTTAAAGTATTTTCAAAATGCACACCGCTGATTGGCTGGAAGCCATCGTCACGTCTGTTGCGCTTGGCCTCGTTTTCTACAGCTTGGCGTTCACGGTCATAGAACTGGCCCCACACATTTGCATCGGGCATATCCTTCTTAATCATGTTAGCCTCCACAAGGCAGCGAGAAAGGAGAAGGCCTGGATACATATCCAATAGGTAGCAATTAGGGTTATCAGAAGTTGGGATACTAACAGTGACTACTCGTACCTCAAGCTCTTGGGTAGAGGTAGGCGTAGGGGCCAGATAAATAGAGTTGTTGTCGAGGCGTGTGTAATAGGTTGGATTACCACCACCTACGTCTACCGTGGGCCACAGTTCTACCAGATAAGTGTAGGGGCGGTGCAGAAGGAACTTCTTTCGCCCGGCTGAAGTCTTAGCTACAGATTTGATTACATAAGAGTCAGTAGCCAAGGTAGCTGTGGGGACGCCACCAGTAGCTGTGACCGAGGTAATCACGTTAAAGCCAGTAACATCTACCTCACGCACGATGGTGCGACAAGCATTCCGAATTACGTTCGGGATTAGCTGGGTAAACTCTTCTCCCGTATCCTCGACATAGTGTTGGATGCAGGAAACAAGGCTGTTGTAATCGGTGGCTACTAATTCAGTCATAAGGTAATTATACCACTATCTCTCTGGTTTATAGGTAGCGTAGACCGCCGGTTGACACAGAAGCTGGTGCAAACACAGCATCCGGGCGAGGCCGCTCTAGCGGAGCATCAGGCTTGGGAATTGGGGGTTTAAGCTGTGGGTGGTTCAGGCGCTGGAACTGGCCATCGTAGCAGGTATCACATACCCAGATGCCACTTAGTTCCATTGTCATCTGCTTGTAGGGGTATACGAAGGCGCACCTATCGCATACGGCTTTAGCATTCTTTCCTGAGTTAAATCTAGGCATACCTGTTTACCTCAGTTTAGGAACTATACGTAGCCGGGTGCGGTCCCTGTCATCTTCATAGGCTAAGTCCCAAGATTCCTTGGCATCCTGTTTTAGAATACTTAGTTTGGCTATGCTTTCCTGGGAACCGTCTATACGGTCTTTGAAGATTAGATAAGCCAGGCCATTAACTAAAGAAGGCATAAAGCGATAAGGGGCATCAATGGAATCTGTTGGGCTGGTAATGTCGTCTACGCGCTTGATGGCCCAGAACTTGAGAGCACCAGCCTGTGCAGGAAGAGGCCACAGAGTAATGTTAGCTCTGTCTTTTAAGCGTTCTACCAGGAACTGGGTGGGCCGAGAAGCCTGTTGCTTGTTCGTAATAGGCAGGTAGTCCTTGTAGGACATCCGGTTCATGGCCAGGTCTGCTGTAGAGCTTTGGACCCACACACAGTCAAGGACATCAGATACGCCTGAGCTGAGAGAAACTGTAACTGTACTGGCCGTAACAGGCACGGACTCCAGGGATAGCTTCCAGAGGTTAACGCCTCGGTTCTGCCATTCAGTCATGAGTAAATTCAGCTTAGTACGAGCAGCTCGTAGCTCTTCATACTGGGTAGGCTGACCTCCAGCCATGCGAATAGCTTCTTCGATGGCCTGGTCTACTGTAAGGGTAAATGATGTGGTCACTTATTATTTCCAGAACTCTAAGTGTAGTTCCCTCTTGTGAAGGTCGTTAGTTTTAGTGAGGACCAGCTTGGCCTTTTCTAGGGTACGAAGGGCATCTGTAGGACATCCGTTACGTAACTCATCAAGGGCTTGGTCTACAAAGGTAGCTAGTCTATTGAATTCTCGAGTAGGTGCTATTGTATGCATGTGATAACAGGGGATTATTTAACCTTCTTAAACTTCAAAGACTTACTATCGAATTCCTCTTTACGGGGGCACCGAAGGCAGCATCGCTTAGAATCATCTAGTAATGAGTAGTGCCAATCATGGAGTCCTACAATGCAGAGGATGTCGCGGAAGGTTATCACTCAAGCCCCCAATATGCCAGCTTGAAGGCGTAGCTTGCACTTGCAGCTCCGCGCATAAGCTGAGAGTCGTGCGCCCCGTCTGGCGTTGCCACAAAGTCAACGCGCCATTTGGTCGGCTCCGTCGCGTCACGGCAGATAGCATCCGCGTCTGGATACTGCCAGTCCGATACGATTGTTCCATCCCGGATATAGGCGTTCACCTCATCGCGGCGTTCGCCAACTCCGAAGCCGGAGCGCGGCGTCTGGTTAGCCAATGTTGCCCAAGAGTCCGTTGAGTTTGTGCGGCAGATAATTGGACATACCGCTACTTCCATCCCAAGACCGCGAAGATGATTGGCAATCGTCTTGATGTTGGTCTTAATCTGGGCGGCAGTGTCAGCCGTAGTATTGATGTCGTTTGTTCCAACAGCCAAGAGCGCATGGGTGAACAGATTTGCGTAATCAGCAATTAGGCCGTACATCTTCGGATAAGAAGCCGCCAGATTGTCTAGCGTCCGCGCCACCGCAGAGCCAATGCCGAAGTTCGCCACGCCGCAGCGGTTATTCAGGCCAATCTCATAAAGACCTTGGTTCTGATTTGCGTCTGAAACAAGTGCATTTCCGTTCCCTCTAACAATACTGTCACCCATCATAAGGAGCGACTTAACTGGTGTGCTCGGAATGCCGGAGATAATTGAGCTTGAATAGCAGCGAAGGTCAGACGTTAAGCTGAGAAGCGAATGGCCATAGACAATATTGATGGACGGAGTAACCCACGCAGCGAGGCCGCTGGGCGGGGTTCCGCTGGTCAGCGTCATGCCAGTTACCACGCCACCAGAAACCTGAGCAGTGCCAACTTGCTTTGAATACATTACGCCATCAGCGCCGACCTCATACCCCATTACGTAAGCCGTAGCTGTGTAGCCAGACCCGCCAGTGACAAGGTTAAGTGCAGAAATATCAGCCCCGGTTACAGTAGCCGTACCAGTTGCGCCCATGCCAAGGCTTCCAGTAGCGAAGTTAATCGCTGTGTCTGTTCCAGATACAAAGAACTCTCCCCATACGTCGTTCGTGACCTGAGAGCCGGGGTAGTTATACGCCCCGGTAGACGGGCCAAGCATTCTAACCCGTTCAAAGAACAGCGCCCCGGCGGGAAGGGTGAGGCCAGCAACAGCGTCACTCTCGACGTAGGCTCCGGCGGCGATGTCAACGCTACTTGCCCCGCCAAATGTTACCGGGTAAAGGGTTCCGTTATATTCGATGCTGGCTTCAATCGTCACTGTCGGGGTAGTCGCATAGCTGTCTGTGGAACTGGTACTCGCCCAATTCACAAACACCAGCTTAATAGCGGAGAAGTTGGCATTTGACGCTACCCGGTGAGCCTTCTTATAATTTCTGACGTAATCAGTTGTTCTAGTTGTCTCAAGCTGATACGGAAGCACCATAGCGTTAGCGACTAGGCCGCGTG